TATTCCAATTTGATATGTGGGGATTAAACGAAAATGAATTATCAGGAAGATGGCCATGGTCAACTCTGAAAGAGAATGTTAGTAAGTATGGAGTTTGTAACTCATTATTTACCGCTCAAATGCCTGTGGCATCGTCGGCAAAGATTACAGGTTCATATGAAATGACAGAACCAGCTCACTCAGCAATCTTTAACAGACGTGTAGTTGGTGGTGAGATTATGATTGTTAACAAGTATTTGATTAGTGATTTTGAAAAGATTGGAATTTGGTCTGAGGACTTAAAGAATGAAATCATTATGAACGAAGGTTCAATTCAAAACATTAATTTCAATAACTACCTTGACCAAGAAGATAAGAGATATAACTTCAAAGTTAAAAGAACTGAACATTTAATTAAGAAATACAAAACAATTTGGGAGATTTCACAAAGAGAATTGATTGAGATGGCGGCAGATAGAGCTCCATTTATTGACCAATCACAATCAATGAATATATACATGTCAAACCCAACATTGTCTAAGATTTCATCATCACATTTTTACGGATGGGAAAAAGGATTGAAAACACTTTGTTACTACGTTAGAACAAGAGCAATCTCAACGGGAGCTAAACACTTGGCTATGGACGTATCAAAAATTAACAAACCAAAACCAACCCCTGAACCTCCAAAAGTAGATTATAGTTATATGAATTTACCACCAAAACCTGAAAATAGTGAATTTGATTGTTTTGGTTGTTCATCATAATAATTAACAATATCCGATGTGTTATCCCGAGCTAGGTCGGGATTTTTTATTTAAAGAGGTATTTATTATTATGTCTAATATCATACAAGAAGAAATTCAAAAAATAAGAAAAATGATGCTCTCAGAGAACATGGTTCAAGAGGGGGGTGAAAAAAAGTTAAAACAAACTTTAGACATTCTAAAAAAGAAAAAGAAAGTTTTATTATTAAGTTGTTCAAATAGATATAATTGGGATGAGAAAAATATAGATGTTCCTAAATCTAAAATCTTAGCAATGTACTTAAATGAAGAACTTGGTGATAAGTCAGTTTTTATTGATGTTTCTGAATTAAAAATATTTCCTTGTGAAGGGAATGTGTCAAGGGAAGAAGGTAATAGTTGTGGTATTTTAAAATCTTTACTTAAAGATGATAAAAAAAATCCTTCAGGATATCATAGATGTTGGGCTAGTTTAAATAATAAGACAGATGAACTTTGGAAAATTTCTAAAGAACTTTTTGAAGCAGACGCTGTAGTATTTTTTAGTTCTGTAAGATGGGGACAGGCAAATATGTTCTACCAAAATTTAATTGAAAGATTAACTTGGATTGAGAATAGACATGCTACTTTAGGTGAGAAAAATATTGTTGAAGGTATTGAGACAGGGTTTATCTGTGTTGGTCAGAACTGGAATGGTGAGGATGTAACTAAAACTCAAATGAAAGTACATGAGTTCTATGGATTTGAACCTAATAAGAAACTATATTGGAATTGGCAGTACACTACTGATGTTTATGACGAAAGCAAATCTTCTTACAAAAAATCCCACAAAAAATTTATTGACGATATGGGATTATGAAATTGGTTATTATAGGTACTCCCCCAAAGGGAAACCAATAATTGATTGTATAAGTTATTACCCTATTAATGATTTTATAAACGAATATCTACTTAAACAAGAATTTGTAGAATTTGAATATGATAATGAAACTCCAAAAACTATTGAGGGTAAAATTATTGTTTTGATATAAATTTAATTTTTCAGTATTTATTTGATATGGCAAATGGTGTAACATACGGTATTACTTTTCCTTTTAAAGATTCATTAAATGGTAAATTTTTGGATTTATCGGACACAAGTGAAGAAGAAATTAGAAGTAGTTTAATACATTTATTACTTACAAGAAAGGGTAGTAGATACTTTATGCCAAACTTTGGGACAAGATTATATGAGTTTATTTTTGAACCACTTGATAGTCCTACTTTTGACCAAATAGAAACAGAAATAAAAGAAGCGGTTGAGACTTACATACCAGGATTAACTATTACTTCAGTTAAAATTGAACCTGCGGTCGCTACTCAAGATACTTTACAAATTAATAATGAGTCGGCGACTGAATTTAATTTTACTAACACTCCTGAAGTTGAGTACACTGCTAAAGTAAGAATAAATTATAATATTACAAATAATGTATTTAATACACCGGGGTTTGTAATTATTAATATATAAAACTATGATATCATATACTACAAGAGATTTTCAGGCAATTAGATTAGAGTTAATAAACTATGTTAGAACTTATTATCCTGATTTAATTCAAAACGTAAATGATGCATCTGTTTTTTCTGTTTTACTTGATTTAAATGCTGCGGTTACCGATAACTTAAATTATCACATTGATAGAAGTTTACAAGAAACTGTTTTACAATTTGCACAACAACCAAGTTCACTTTATAATATTGCTCGAACCTATGGTTTAAAAATTCCTGGAATGAGACCTTCAATTTCATTGGTTGATTTCTCAGTACAAGTTCCACCATTTGGTGACGCTCCGGCAGTACAATCTAGCACAGGTACATTACAACCACCAGACTCTGCTTATTTTGGAATTTTAGCTAAAGGTAGTCAGGTGATTGGTGCTGGACAAACTTTTGAAACTTTATACGATGTTGATTTTGGTAATGACTTTAATAGTGAAGGGATTGTTAATAGAACTGTAATTCCTAACTTTGATGCTAACAATATATTAATTAACTATACAATTACAAAAAGAGAAGTTGTTATTAATGGTATTACAAAAGTATTCAAAAGAGTTATTAATACTCCTGAAACAAGACCATTTTTTGAATTTTTCTTACCTGAAAAAAATGTATTAGGTGTAACAGGTGTTATTCTAAAAGATGGTACGAATTACAACAATATTCCTTCAGCTCAAGAGTTTATGGATACTACAAACTTAACTAACAAATGGTTTGAAGTTGAAGCTTTAGCTCAAGATAGTATTTTTATTGAAGACCCAACAAAACCACAGGATGAAACAGGTGTTAAAGTTGGTCGTTATTATAAAACAAATCAAAAGTTTATTACTGAATATACTCCACAAGGATTTTTAAAATTAACTTTTGGTGGAGGAAACACATCTTCAGATGAATTACTAAGACAATTTACCACTAATGGAACTCCTTTAGATATTTCAAAATATCAAAATAACTATTCTTTAGGTTCAACTCTTAAAGGTAATTCCACATTATTTGTTCAGTATCGTGTTGGAGGTGGATTGGTGAGTAATCTTGGGCCAGGCTCAATTACTCAACTTGGAACTGTAAACTTTAATGTATATGGTAGTGACCAAAATAAAGTTACTGCGGTAATTAATTCTTTATCTTGTAATAATGTATTACCTGCGATTGGAGGGGCAAATTATCCAAGTATTGAAGAAATTAGAAATTTAATCACATTTAACTTTGCGGCACAAAACAGAGCAGTAACGATTAATGACTACGAGGCTATAATTAGAAAAATGCCTTCAAGATTTGGAGCACCTGCAAAAGTTGCGATTACTGAAGTCGATAATAAAATAAATGTTCAGATTTTATCCTATGATTCAAATGGAGCATTGACTGAAACAATTTCTAATACATTAAAAACTAACATTGCTACCTATTTGTCAAATTACAGAATGATGAATGATTATATTCAGGTTCTTCCGGCTCAAGTTATTGATTTAGCATTTGATATTTTTATTGTTCTTAATAGTTCACAAAATCAGGGCGTTGTAATTTCAAATATTATATCAAAGATTAATACCTATATGAGTCCAAGTAATCGAGGTATGGGTGAAAATCTTTATATATCACAATTGAGAGCATTAATACAAAGTGAGGAAGGTGTTATTACTGTTGCATCTATAAATGTTTATAACCGAGTTGGTGGATTATATTCATCATCACAAGTTTCTCAATCATATTCTAATACAACAACAAAAGAAATTAAGGTTATAGAGGATACTATTTACGCTGAACCAAATCAGATTTTTAATGTTAGATTCCCTGATAAAGACATTAAAGTGTCGATTAAAAATCTAACAACAGTTAATTTCAGTTAACATCATTTATTTTTTGAAAATCGTGTGTAAACTATTTATTAAAAAACACACATGTCTTCATCTTATAGAATTAGAACAGAGTTAGGGATTGATAAAGTAATTCAGGTAAAACTTGAACAAAATTTTGATACACTTGAATTATTATCATTATCAATTAATCCAAACGACACTTACATTAGAGCTTGTGCGGACTACGGAGTAGTTGTTGGTAGAGTTTTCTGTAATAACGGATTTGGTCTACCTAACGCTAAAATATCTATTTTTATTGCTTTAGATGAGGCAGACATCAATGATACTGTAATTAGTACATTATACCCATACAGAACAATTAATGACGTTAATGAAGATGGTTACAAATACAATTTATTACCTTACACACCCTCTTACACAGGACACATTCCTGTTGGGACTTTTCCTGATAGAAATGATGCTTTAACTAATAAGTCAGTAATTCAGGTTTACGACAAGTATTTTAAGTTTGTTGTTACCACAAATGGTTCAGGTGACTTTATGATTTTAGGTGTACCACCCGGACAACACACTTTATTCATGCAAGTTGACTTGTCTGATATTGGTGAGTTTTCATTTACACCGGCGGATTTAATTAGAATTGGTAGAGCAACCGAATCACAAGTCAACGGAGCACAGTTTAAGTTTTCTGAAAATTATAGTGAATTACCACAAATTGTAACAATATCAAAAACAGTACAAGTTGCACCATTTTATGGTGAACAAGAAACTTGTGATTATTATATTGCAAGAACTGACTTTGACTTAACTGCTGAAGCTCAAGTTACTATTTCACCTACTGCAGTTTTTATGGGTTCATTGGTTTCTACAGTTGATGAAACTAAATTAGGTTATAACAACGTTTACGACAAATGTAAAATCCCAAAAACTATGGGTGACTTGTGTGACTTAACTTCAGGGCCAGGACAAATATTGGCGATTAGACAAAGTTATAGAACTGATAGTGATGGGTTACCTATATTAGAAACAGTTGAGTTAGAAAATGGAGGTAAAGTAATTGATGAGAATGGAACTTGGCTATTAGAGGTTCCAATGAATCTTGACTATGTGTATACCGATGAAGAGGGTAATCAACAAATAACTCAAAATCCTGAAGTTGGTATACCGACAAAAGGTAAGTATAGATTTAAGGTAAAATGGGAACAAGGGCCTGAACTTTCTGAAAGTACTAAAAGAGCTTATTTCTTAGTTCCAAATATTAAAGAATATGGATGGACTAATTCAGACGACCCTTATTTAGATAGTAATTTTAATCAACAAATAGGAATACCTGTATCTGTAAATATCCCATCAAATTCCCCTAACGAAAATGGGGAATATGTTTACTTATCAGAATATTTAAATGAATTTGAAACTAATAAGGTGTATAGACTAACTAATACATTAAACGTCGAAAACTTCCAAATATTCTATTCAAACGGTACTCAATATCTTTCACAAAATATATATCCAGAAGATTTTGCATCTTTATATTTTGTTTATGATAGGATAGACAATGGCTCGGACGCTATTATTAACTTTTTGAAAATTGATGAGGATAGATTTTTACTTGAACAATCATATGCATTTAGTTTAGATTGGACTGACTATGCGAATATATCAGCGGCAATAAATTGTGAAGACACATTTATGGAACTTCAGTATAATAAAGTTTATACTGTCAGTCAGTTGATGGATAGATATGTTTCGGAAAGGAGACCTTGGAATACAACAGGTATTAAAAATATTTTAGATGATAAATGTACTGGGGAATATAATAAATTCCCAACTAATGATGCGTTTTTTAGAGTTAATTTTACATATATAGTATATAACATATTCTTTGAAATTTTTAGATATATTGCAATGATTTTAATGATTATTGCTCACATTTTAGGATTTTTATGGTTAGTTGTTGGCCCAATTTTGGCGGGTATTATCGTATTAATACAGAGTGTTGTACGTGGTATATGTATTGGATTAAATTGGATAAGACGAAGATTAGGTAGACCTGAAAGACCATGTTTAACACCTATAGATGTGTCTAGTTTATTTGCGGGTAATCCTTTTAAAAATCTTGGATTACCATTATTACTTTATACTGAAGATGGATGTGAAAGATGTAATTGTCGATTAGATGACCAAAGAGCCAATTTTGATGCGATTGGACAACCTAATTTATTTACATTATTAAATACAAGTATTTTAATTGACTCAACAGATTTTAGTATATATCAAAGTGATAATATTGAATCTGACTATGTTTCAGGGATTTATGCAGGAAATGTAAATCCAAATCAATACTTTTTATATGATAGATTTCCAATTGTGACCTCAGACATTGAGGTTGAAGTTGAGGTTAATAATAATGAAACTGACATTAAACAAATTTCAAACAACCATTTTTCAACTAATATACCTTTCTCTGAAGTTTTAAATTCTTGGAACAATAAGGGAAGATATTTTACGGGTATTGATATTGAAACTGATTTTGGTAATTTTAATCTGTTTTACGGCTCAACAAGAATGATAGTGTCAATTGAGCCTGATTTGAACAATCCTCAAACAAAATACCATATGGATAATTTTACGGTATTGTTGATTGACCCGACAGCTTCTCCATTAGAAACTGGTAAAATAGTCTCATTCCAAGATAGGGACATGTCTAATGACCCAAATTATTTTTCAGAACAAAGAGAGATATATGCGACTGGTACTACTAGTAATTTATCACATGTTAATATAAGATGGACAAATCCTCAAACGGCTGGTCAGATGATGACAACATATAATATATCAGGATTTGATAGTTTACCTAAAACGACAGGATTTCCATCAGATATTGAATACTATCAAGTAATAACAGGTTGGACAATTGGAGAATATAAACAAATTGCATCAGACGTACTTGGAAATAATAACGCTCCAAAATTTGCTGATTTTTGGAATTATAATATGTCTCATTATGAATGGGCAACTATGGATGAAACATTTAGTTGTTATAGACAAAGAGTAAGGAGATTTGATAATCCTCAAAATATTGAGGGTATAAGTGATTTGATAACAAATATTGATGATTATCAAATTGTTATTTTAATGAGAGGTGTTGATGTCCATTCACCAAGAGTTAAACAAAGAATATATATGGAACCATTTTTCCAAATCCAACCTTATGGAGGGGCTGGATATGTTAATGGTAATGGTTCTTTACCTACGATAAATCAAACTTTCAATAACCCTAATTTTTATATTGAGGGTTATTATAAATTAAATGTACCATTACAACCAAATTTATATTCAACTTATCATTGTGTGAGGCATAATCAATTGGGTACTAATAATGATGCTGACCAATATGGTGGTACTGTGTTTTATGATAGTTACGCTTTTTCATATACTCAAAATTTATTTTCACCTTATACTACTAACATGATGAATTATTATTCATCATTTGATAGAACAACATTTGGTCAAAGTGCTGCGGCGGGTCAAATACCTCCACAATTCTCAACAAATGATTATAATCCGTTATACCTAGATTTTTCGGCGGGTTATGTTAGGAATAACTTGAACATTAATTTTATGGGTGGTTATTTTGATGTTAGTCATGATTGTCCTGGTAGTGGGCAAGGAAACTGTGTACTACCAAAACCTACTACAACGGTTATTACTTTTAATAGATGGAATTTCCCCGATACAACATTTGCATATTATTCACCTTACTCAACCTTTGAAGGTCAATCATTTTACTTTTTAAATTTTGGAATTAGTGGACTTTATGATGATTCATGTGAATCATGTTCTAACGAACCTTGTAGTCGAGCGTTTTACTTATCTAATAAAGGTTTTATTTCACCATCATACAATAGTACAAACTCATTTGCCAATTCAAATACTGATGGATACTCAATATTTACAAACATTAATATTGTTAATAAAAATAAAATTGTAGTTAGAACTGACAGGTTACCAACGTCAACATCTGAATCTATCAATGGTGGTAATAGTTATTTTATGCATCAAAACCCGACATTTGCAATTTTCCAATATGATGATACTGGTGAACAATCAGAATTAACTAATGTAACACAACAGGCATTTTCAATTAATGACAGTACTAATCAATTTTTACCTTACGCTGAAGTTGCGGATTCACTTGCTGATTGTGAAAAGGCGGTAATGTTAAAATGTTATGAGTTAATTAATGGTGTACCTACAATAAAACCTGATTGTGAAGAATTAATGAATCCAACTTCAAGTAATAAAAAATTCTTTAATTACGGTACAGGATGTTATAATTTGGTATCAAAATTAATTGCGACTATTCCTGACGATATAAGGTCAATTGTTGAATGGTCACAAAGAGTTAAAGTTAATAATGCGGTATGTTTTAATGTGTTTTCACATTCATTTTCTAATCAGTGGATAAATGGTACATTATATGCGTATCCGTTTAATAATAAAAGAGTTTTTACAGGAACTGATAATAGACCGTACAGTATTTTTTGTAGAGATACAATATATTTCCATGAAACAAGTAATAACTTTTATTATAGAAGTTCTCCTTGGTCGGTGACTGAAGGATTTATCGGTAAAAATAATACAACTTTTGGTAATACTATTGATTTTGGTAATTATAAATTTTTACAATCACCTACAACAATTTTAGATTTAGGGCCAAAGGCTTACTTTATTCAGGAATTAGTTAATAACGATGATTATGATGGTTACATTGTTTCTAAAATTAAATCTACGAGTTATAACAATGTTTCTGAAATTCTTAATTTGTTTATTTTAAGTCGTTTAGTAAATCCTAACTTTTTACAATTTTTAATACCGACAACTCCGGGTGTTAATGAAGGTACTGATGACCCAACTGTAAGAGGATTTTTTAAAAACAGACGATGGGAAAATAATAATAGTAGTACAGTACCTGCTTTAGTTGATGCCGATTACGCTCAAATGATATCAGTAAATTCTGAGTTTGGAATTTCACCATTTAGTGTTTCAAACTACGCTCAACCTTTAACGTCTATTTATCAACCTGTAATTTTGGGGGATGAAAATAATTTCCCATTCTTTGGTTTGTTATTGACTGGAAATACTCAAGACAGGGATTACATCTCACCAAGAAGAACTATATGGAATCCACAGGCAACAATTGATACACCTCCACAATACAACTTTACGGAAATTCCTGTTAAGACACAAGAGGTACCATTTTATTTATGGAAATTAATTAAGATGAATAATGAAAACGGACAACCAATGGACTATGGGACAATTTTTGGTTCACAAAATAACAATTGGGTTACAAATTATCCTGACTCAACAGGTGAGTTTAATAACTCATTTTTCCAATATAAGTACCAAAAATTAGATAGATTTAATAACGCTAGTCGATATTTCCAAGTGGATGGTAACTTGGCGGCTAATTATAGAGGGACTTTAATAAACTTTGATTCAAATAATATACCGACAGATACGATACCGACACAAAACTTTAATCCTCAATTTTTAGTAGGTGCGCCAAACCACTTCTATTTTGGTTTAAAGAGAGGTGGAAGTGCGTTAGATAGATTTTTAATAAAATACGTAAATACAGAAGAAGTAATTGAATGATAATTTTCAAATATTAAAAGGTACTGCAAGATATGCAAGTGCTCCTGACATTGATACTAAAATTAATGTTACTTTGGATAGTACTCTAAAGGAACTCACCGAGTATGAAAGAAATTTAGGAATTGATTTGGCTTTAAGGTTTGACACCGAAAGGCAACAATCAACAATTTTTAATTTTACTTGTAAGTTTACCCTTCTTTTTGAAAATGCTTATTCTGGTTTAACACAACCAATTACAAATCCGTATTCACCAATTAATAGGAACTTATATTATATAAGTCCTGAAACGTATAGAATTTTACAAAATAGTAATCCTGACCCTAGTTTTGAAATTGCTTGGGCTGGTTTACCACAATATCATGAGTTTGAGTTTATAAGAACGGATTATAATGTTCCTGGATATACAACCATTCAAAATAACCAAACTCCACATGTACCATTTAATACTTTAGAGGCAACGTTTTACAATTGGTTTTTTTATCTAACATATCCTTTTGAAAGTGATTATACAAAACAATTACAAATTTTATTAGATGATGGTAATACTTTTGATTGGATTATTGGGAATGGAATTCCATTTGTAGTAAGTAATGAATTTATAAATGGTAAACCTGTAATTCAATTTACGTGTCCATTTAATCATAATTTAAGTGAAGGTGATAGTGTTGAATTAACAATTTCTTGTAACACTAATAATACCTTTGATGTTTATACTTTAGGTGATTCATATGCGAATAATCAAGATAGAATATTCACAATATATAATTTAGGTTATGCTGATTGTGGTAATTTTTATGATGGTGCAATTGGATTAATGAAACGAATTACAACTAAAGGTAATCCTGAATCAAAATCAAAATATTACGTAAGAAGACACAAAGTTATTACAAGTTACAATGAATCAGAATTAACAAAAACAGGTTTTGAAAATAATCCATTTGGTACAAATACAAAATATGAGTCAAAGGCATTAACTCCAAACTTGAGTCCAAGAATTTCAATAAAAGAGGGTTCACAAAGTTATAACTTATCATTTAAAAACGATGTTGATATAAATAACCTTTTAGATAATTTAAATAGACCTGTCACTGAATTTTATACTACAGTAGTAAACAGAGGATATTTTGGATTTTTTAATAAACCAATTGTTAATGGGGTGGGGTTAAAACAGGGATGGGAGTTTAATCTCGGGCCAAATTTAAATACATGGTGGAACGATACAAACACGTTAGCGTTAACAAACGTTCAAACTAGTTTTTATGATAAAACATCACCTGGTGGTACCACTTTAAGATTTTATTACAATTTACCATATAATGTTGGAGATACTCTTGATGGGGATATTTGTGAATGGAATGATATGACACAAACTGAAACTGTTTTGTCTGAATATTACCAAAAAATAAATTTTAATCAAAAAATATTTAAAACATCACCTATTGGTGAATCGAATCCAAATACTGAAGGTTATTACTATAAACCACATTATAAGTTTCAAATAAGAGTTTTTTCTGATTATGTAGAACAAAGTGACGAAAGTAATCCTCAAAATTTTCCTTTAGTTAATTTACCTACTTACGCTTTCTTCTCAAGTTATAATAATGATTTCAGATGGAGAGATATATATCCTTATGGTTTCATTGATGATATTGGACGAGGTGTTGATAGACCTTTTTTAAATAACAAACATTATGTGCATGAAAACTTCATTTTTAGATTAATACCTGAAGGAAGTAATGTTAATAATATAAACACTACACAAGTTAACGACCCAATTACAGATGGTTGTGAATAATTTTAAAATATTAAAAACAAATATTGATAAGGGTATTAATATCCCAATCAATATGAATTGGGACTTTTTGGATAGAGAAGATGCTCTTAATTTGTATGAGGAACAAATTATTACTGAAATAATTGGTGAACCTGAAAATTATGAAACCGCAAGATTTTCATATCCATATCCTTTTAAGTATGTTTTTAATTTTAAAAACAGTGGTGATACTGATTGGGTAAATAGTTATGTTGAATCAGGAAGATTTACACAACCTCAAGTTTTAAATAAGACAACTGCATTTATGAAATCATTTTTCAAGATTGATTTCTACGATAGTCAAAATACTTTAAGAAGAAGAAATTTTCTAACTGTTATTTTAAACAAAAAAAATGATACTACAGATGTTGATTTAGGAAATAATCAAGGAACGGGTAAACTATCAATACCTAGTTATAGTTTGAACCCATTAACTAATCCTGAAGGTTTTTACCTTTATTGGTTTGAAAATCCTGAAATATTAAATTTAACAAAATTGTATATGACTGTTAAATTTTTTGATGGTTCGGATGGAACTTTTACAACATTTACAACAAAAAAACAGACCGATTCATCGACACCATATCGATTGACGACTGATTATTTTATGAGAGAAGTTAATTTTAATTTTACTCAACAAACATATACAATAAATAATATTGATACACAAAATCCACTTTCAACGAATAATTGGTATGAGTATAAAAATCCACCTACAGTATAAAAATGGAAATAATTAAAATTAAAATATCTCCTGAATTTTTAGAATCAGATATTGTACAAGTAACATCTAGTGGGTATACTTTTGGAGTATATACTGGATTGACAAGTATATTACAAGGTAATACTGGTGGAACATCATTACTTACAGGACTTACATTTCCTATTTTATTAAAACAAAAGTATCAAGACATTGGTTACTATGATGGATTTGATGGGAATATTACACAACAAGTTATTTCTGCAAACTTTTCATTTACTGCGTCAACTGAAAGTCCATACACTGTTAGTTTATTTAATAACTCAAGTGAGGGTGCAGTTTATTTAATTGACTCAACATATACAATAGATTGGGGTGATGGGAGTTCACAAGTTATAAATTCTTTTTATCCTGAATTTATAAATCACACTTATGCAAATCCTTTACCTAACCCAACAAGTTACACCATTACATTAAGACAAGAAAACATGTGGGGGACTGTTACGACAACAAAAACAGTTAATGTTCCTTATTCACCTGTGGACAACTCAAATCCATATGGAACTGTGACTTTTGCAAATACAAGTGGAAGTTGGAGTGCCAGTCCTCAAACATATAATTTTATTTACACTGCGGATTCATATAATGAAATTGCGTATCAAATAGGTTCATACTATGGACAAGTACCTTATTTTATTACAGGGGTAACAACGTCAAGATTAGAGGATTTATCATTGTATGGGCCGACACAATACCAAGTGGGGCAGACGGTTAATTTACCTGGAGGTGGGTATGGTGTTGTTAATTATTTAACGTCACAACAAACAGGATATACTATAAACAATACTGACTATATTGACTTTTCGGGTGGGACATCAATTTTTGTTGTGGCTTCTTCAGGATTAACTTCAGATATGTTAGTTCAAAGTGCTATTACAAAGAATGAAGTTCTTATGAATGTAATAGACCAACCTCAATTATTTTCAAGTGTTTTTGTTGAACGAGGTAAAAACTCTGCGTTGGAAAACTTCAGAAGAATTGGTGAAGTTTCAACAATGTCGGATTTGGTAAATTACGGATATAATTTTTTCAACATACAAAACAGTCAATAAAATTAAAAATTAATATTTATACTAATAAGGTAAAAAATGGCAACAGGTAATTATGGAACAGTAAGATTGGCGGATGTAAGTCCAGCTGATGTGGAAATAATAATGAATTATACACCATCAAGAGATTTCACTAATAATTTCATCTTGAAAAAATTAGATGCTCTTGAGTTGTTACAACCTTATTTTAGTAATCCTGCGATTGGTGGGCAAACAAATGAAATTTTAGGTGGGATGTATAATTTAAAATTACCATCTTCAGAATTTAATAATCTTGGAATTTATAACCTATTAATTAGACCAGTTCAAATTAGAACTGAAATTCTTGATTGTGGGGTATTACAAGCATTACCAAATGTTAAGGGTATTATTATCGATTTAACAAATGTACCCCAAGAATTTTTAAACAGGTTTGTTCCACAAGGATTGGTGGGTTATCGAATAGAATATTTGAATAGTGATGGTACAAAAAATACTAATTTTTTTAGAATAATTACTTCTTCATTTTATTGTGAGGCGGTAGTTGCAAATACTAATAATACATCAGATAAAGCACAAAGATGGGTTTATAGTGATGGTGAAACTAATCTTTTATTTTGTACAGTTTCACCAAGTTCATCACCCTCAAACAAACCAAATGCAACACCTTATATTGGAGCTGCGGGACAAAATATTATTTTAACAAATACTTTTTTTGACCCAATAATGATTGAAGTTGAAATTGTTGAAAATGATATCTCAACATTGGCAATTGCTCTTTATGGTAATCAAACTAAATCTATTGAAGATGGTATATACACCATTTATGACACAAATAACAACATTTACAAACAATACAATTTGTATGAAATTAGAAGTCAATTTAATGAGTTGTTATATGAGGTTAGACAAAATAGAGGAAGTAATATTGATACAACTAAAAATTTTGATAATATCACAGCTTAATGGCGACTTATAAATGTCCACCACAAAATAGAAACTTTTCGGATAATCTTGTTGGTTTACAACTGACTGATGGTGGGGGACTTACGCTTGGTACTTTTGAATTTTCAACAAGTATTACGGAAAAAGTTAATAGAAATTTTGAAACTGGTACATTTTCATCATTATTTAATAATGATGATTTAAATTTAACACCTGAATTAGCGGCATCTGTTTATAACAATAATTTCAGATTATACCCAAATTTTGATGAAACTGATGTTACAAATTTTGTATCCTATGGTTCATTAAGTAAACGATTAGAAGTTGCGATTAATAATGTCTTAAATTATTTTCCAGCGGCGTTAGAAATAAGAAATTATACATCAGGTTCAACAACTGCAAATACTGCGGTTAATATTAGTTATAATGGTAATTTAGATGAAACTGTATTAACTATTCCTTGGCAAACAATAAGTAATCCTTTTAATATTGATTATAGAATTAATGCCACTGTTTTTATTAGTAGTTTAGGATTTCCTGTTTCAAAATATAGAAATTTAACAAATCAATTTAGAAGTTATTCATTATTTCTTAGCGGGCAAAGTTATGAGTTAAATTATATTGATACAACCTCTGATTTTTCAACCGACCTAACAATATATGTTAAAGGTAACCCATTTAGTGGATTAACAACATTTTCTCAAAATTTTGTTGTTAGACCAAATGATACTATAGTAAATGAAGTTTTTAATCTTGAGTTAGGAGAAATTGAAGAAGCGTTATTAAATAGATACTCTAACCCAATATATACGTACCAATATCAAACACCATCTGAATCGGATGATGGTTACATTTCAAATGTTGTACGCTCAATTACTTGGCCATTAGGTGGTGTATGGAATATTGATATTAGTTCTTTTGGATATGAAAATTATATATCTGAATTACAGATATTAGGTGCAAGTTATGATGAAAATAAAACAAATTTAGTATCTAGATTTTACACAACAAATGCGTTAAAGGAATTTGATACTGTAGATGAGAAGGTTGATAAGACTTTAAAAATTTATGGTAGAAGTTTCGATGAGACTAAAAAATATATTGATGGTATACAATATGTTAATTCCGTAAATTATAATATTGGAAATGACATACCTTCAGGTTTAGTAACTAATTTAGCCCAAACACTTGGTTGGTCAATCAGAATGTCACCGATTGCAAATGCTGACTTTTTAGAGTCGGTTTATGGTACAACTGATAATGCGTTTCCTGCTTACTCTACAAGTCAAACAAAACAAGATTTAAACAATCAATATTTTAGAAATTTAATTCTTAATTCATCTTATTTATATAGGTCTAAAGGTACAAGAAAGGCGATTGAATTTTTATTGGGTTTTATTGGAGCACCTAACGCTCTTGTTGAATTTAATGAAAACGTTTATTTGGCGGATACAAACATTAATATTGAAAGATTTAATTTATTGTATTCCCAAATTTCAGGTGGAACATATACCCCACAGTTTACGGTTTTAAATAGTGGTAATACGTATAATTTCCAAGGGGTAACATATACCGCATTTACACAATCAGGTGTTACAATTCCGACAAATACAACATTATCTGATTATCCTATTGACAGTGAGGGTTATCCTGTAAATCCTGCGTTTACTCAAGGAACAACAAGTAGACCAAGTTTTTATTTCCAAAAAGGTGCTGGTTGGATTGAATCTACAGTACAACATAGAGCACCTGAAGAAATTAATTATAATACAAGTGTATATACAGGACAAAATGTTAACATTCAGACTAGCTTAGAACCATTCACATATGGTCAAAAATTCTTAGATAGATTTAGAAATTTCCCATTCATGGATATGGGATTTAATCTTAAAAAAGTTCAGGATAATAAAAAGAGTTGGACTAATGAAGATGTTGGATTAAGAAAAAATATTGATAATTTGTTTAATGCTTATTACCCAATATCAACTGATAGGTTATTACTTAATGTTAAGAATATTGAAATATTCTTAAATCCAGCTCAAGCTCTTGCTTATGATGTTTGGTATGTTTCGTCAACCAAAAATTACCCAATACCTTACACAGGATTATCTACACCATATCCACAGATAGGTGGTATTGATTGGACTTTTATTAACCCACAACCACAAAATAAAACTTTTTATGAGTTTTATAAAACATTTTGGTTAAACATGATAAATGTTAGAAATCGACAATTTTCATCCGACGGAAAAACAAGTGGTTATCCAACATTACAATCACTATTTTGGAAATACCTTACAATGTATCAAGATACAGGATTAACTAATGATAATTTTGGTTATCAAAATATGATTGAGTATATTAATGGATTAGGTGATTTTTGGATTAAATTAATTGAACAATTTGTCCCAGCAACAACTATTTGGAATACAGGAACAAAGTTTGAAAATTCAATATTCCATAGACAGAAGTTTATTTATCGAATGCAAAGAGGTTGTCAATTGGTATTACAAGAAGTTGTAGGGCCAGTTACAACGGGAACTTTACAAACTAATGGTTGTGACTCATATACGTTTAATATTGATATACCATCAATTCAAAATATTGGGGATGGTTTAAATATTGTTGCACAACAGTTGGCTACTGAACAAGGGTTTACCGCAGGGTATACTATTGTTAGTGCAACTTATGGATTTGGTTTTACATTAACTCACGTTGACACAGGTGAAGAATATACATTTGAGTATAATAATGGGCCAACCTACTATTACACTTCTATCCTACCAACAGAAACACAATGGGTTAACACAATTAATCAAGGATTAGTATATTTTGCAAACAGTGGAATTAATAATGATGCTGGTGTACAAATAGTTTATGATAGTAATACAAGTCAATTACAATTAATATCAACAATATGCGGATTTGATGATGTTGTTATAAGTGATATAAACATATTATATAATATACAGATACAAGGATAATGGCAAATACTATTTATACAATAAATTTAACGGGAGATTGTTCAAACACATCATCAGGTTCCGCACTTATTAATTTAGTTGGTTCAAGTCCTTATACGATTGGTTGGGAAAATAACGTATTACCATCCTCAACTTTTTCTACGAGTTCTTATTCTGTTACAGGATTAAGCGCGGGTACTTATGGGTTTAGTATTACCGCTTCAACATTCCCGACAAATGAAGTTATTGGGCCAATATATTTTAATATTGTTTCTGCAAGTACTGCTTACATTGAAACTTCAGAATTTGTAACTTGTCAACCGGATAGTGCTTATTTAACAGTTATTACTACAGGTACCACAAATGGTGTGATTCAAAATCCATTGGGTACTTTTGTTGGTGCAACAATTAATTTATATAAAGATTATGTTTATTATGCTTCAGCAACTTCAGTTAACACTTCATATTCTTTTTTAAATTTATCTGAAGGTATGTATTATGCTGAAGTTACAGGTGACGGTAATTGTCCTTGTGAAACAGAGTCGGTCATAATACATACTAATCCAAATACATTAGATTTTGAATTTTATGTTATTAACAATCCATCTTGTTCACAACAAAGTGGTAAAATTTATGTCACAGGAATTACTGGAGTTTCACCATTTATATATGAGTGGTCACCTACTGTCGGTGGTACTGGTGATACATTTGTGACTGGATTAACTCAAGGCTCGTACAATTTAACTGTAATAGACGCAAATGGATGTAGTTTAACTAAAACAACAACTATTACAAATGCTGAACCGATATCATTCATATCTTATACTACTACACCACCGACTTGTTTTAATGCTGACGGGAGTATAACATTTAATATTACAGGTGGAACGGCTCCGTATTTTTACTTATTAAGTAATGGTGATTCAGTTACAACATATGGTACATCTGTAACATTTAATAATATTGGGTCAGGAAGTTATACTCTAACAGTAACTGATGTTTCGTTATGTAGTTTTTCAACGGAGGTTGATTTTTTAGTCCCAAGAAGTTTTTCATTAGTTTCTGAAACAGTTTCAAACTCACAATGTTCATATAATAGTGGGTCAATAACTGTTACATTATTAGGTGGTACTCCTCCATTTATTTATTCTTTAAGTAATAATAGTGGTGTAACAACAACTAATACCTCGATACTTCAAACCAATACATTTAACAGTTTAGAATCAGGTACATATACTTTAACAATTAATGATAGTAGTAGTGCTTGTACTTATACTAATAATATTACAGTATTAAATGATACATCATTTAATTTTTCTATTACAGGAAACAGTACTTATTGTGGTCTTAATGATGGGTCTATTAATATATCAGTAACTCCAAGTTATACATCTTCAACATTTTATACGTATTCATTATCAAATGGGGCTAGTTCATACCCAACAACGTCAACAACATACACCTTTACTAATTTACCTTCGGGTGATTACGACGTAACCATTCAAAATCTTTCAGGATGTACTCAAACTACATCAACTACAATTGATTATTTAGCTCCTTACCAATTTGCATTATACGGCACTGATTGTATAAATGGTAGTGGTGGGACAATAAGTGTGTTATTGAATGAAAGTATTGGGCCTTTTAATTTTATTTGGAGTGATAATGTTAATGGTCAAAGTGGTACATATATTACAGGTTTAACTGCGGGTACTTATGTATTAACTGTTAGCGGTACAAGTAATTGTGAAACAACTAAATCAATTGATATTAGTTGTAACCCATTAAGAACCGCTAGTTCAACTTACAAATATACAATTGGTGATAAAACATATTTACCTTCATCAATATTTAATTTTACAAAAATGTTAAATGAGGGGTATTTGTCATTAACGACAGGACATGAAGATTGTAAACTTAAATACGCTAAATTTAATTGTGATATAGAACTTGCCGGAACGGTTTATTCCGGTACTTTCTTTACAACAACATCTTTATCTAATTCACCGACAGTAACAGTATTTAAAACGGCAATTGACGCTTTAATCAATACTATACCTGATATTAAATCTTACGAGGTTAATTTACTGACAAATACAATTAGTATTGAATCAGATGTTGTTGGTGGTGTTGAAGTTTATAAAGATGAAGTATTAACTATATCTGTAAGAATAGATTATAGTATATCTTGTCGTACTTAAAATAGTTGAAAAACTATTTATCATTAAATGAGTTTAGTAACAATAGATAGTTTGGGAGGAACACCTCCTTATGTTATTTCAGTTTGTGATATATTTCAATATTCTTGTCAAACTGTGACAACTATATATGATTATATTCCACCATCTGTTAGTTTTAATATTCCGAGTCCATATTCATCGGCACCAAAAGTTTTAATTAAAATAGTTGATTCAACAGGATGTGTTTTTACACAAGAATATATATGTGTAACACCAACACCAACACCAAGTATTACTCCAAGTGTTACTCCAACAATTTCTTTAACTCCGTCAAATACTCCAACACCAAGTATCACTCCATCATTTACACCGACACCGAGTATAACACCAAGTATTACACCTACACAAACAGTTACACCATCTCATACCCCAACTCAGACAATTACTCCAACTGTTACAAGAACCCCTACTCCAACTGTGACACCTGAAACTCCTATTTACGCTTATTTATTCATTGAACCGTATTCAGGTTCATCAAGTATTGGTTCATACATGAACTCACTTGGCTCAAGTTTTTATGGGTTTACAAATACTACACAACCGAGTAGTTCAGCGAGTACATTTGATTTGGACATGAATAAATATGTTAATTTTTCGGGATGGACAACAGGATTGTTTCCAAGTATTATAAAACAAATTGTGCCAGGAACAAGTGGGGGATTTGATACATATGGTAATCCGTATATTCGATATAATTTCCCAACAGTTAAAGTACCTGAAAATACTATTGGATGTAAAGCATGGTACACTTGGATAATACCGACTAATTTAACAAATAACCAATATCAGATTGAGATTGATTTAGGAATTGTAAATCCAAATGTCTTTACAAGTGTAAAGATGGAACCGACAATTTATACTAATACATTTACTTATACGGGTAATACTATTGCAAAAACAACTTATAGAGTTTATACTACATACCCATCAAATACATTTGAATTGGATAATACTTACGACCTTTATTTTAGAGGAAGTAAGGTTGATATATAATTATAGTAAATGAGTTTCCCATATAAAAACCCAATATCATCTATCCAAGCAAATGGAACACAAACTGTACCAAGAAACAATACGTATGGTACTACTTTCAGTGTTAATAATACGGGTGGTTACATGGAGGTGTTCAGTTTATCTGACCTCTATTATACAATACCATCAGGTACCACGGGAAGTATTGAATATTCGGGTAATACTATTCCTATTGAGTTTACAAAAGGAACGGGAGATGCTTGGTCACCTGATGTAATTACTTTGGCTTCAGATAACATCTCATCAGGTAGAAGACGACTTGGTATGTTGGCTTATGTTTATGAGGTTGACCAAGTTTATCAATACCATATTAATGATTACGAGACGTTATTTAATGCTGCGACTGCTAGTACGGGATGTGCTCAGGTTTCTAATTTTGGAACAACAATAAATAATAAAACGGCTGCGGGTCAGTCGTTTATTAATTCTTGGACGGCTAACACTATTGAAGATGTTAGTGGGGCAACATATACTACTGCGGTATGGAGAAAGTTTGTAACGGGTTCGTCAGGTGGTGTTACGGGAGCGAATGCTTATGGTTCATTCTATGATACTTCAGGACAAACCGCTTCTTTGATTAATACCGCTTATCCAATGAGGTTAAATAGTGTCGCTGAGGCTAGTGGTATCACAATTGTTTCGGGTAGTCAGATTACTTTCGCAAGTGCGGGAACATATGACATCCAATTTTCAGTTCAATTAAGTAATAATGGAGGTGGTGGTTCGGGTGAAGATGTTGATATATGGTTAAGGCAAAATGGTGTTGACGTTCCTTATACTGATACTCAAGTTACAGTTCAAACTAATAATAGATATGTTGTTGCGGCTTGGGACTTCTTGGTTACAGTTACCGCTGGAACATATGTTGAATTAATGTGGGCGACAGATAATACTAATATATCTTTATATGCTCAGGCGGCAACTGCGTTACATCCGGCAATCCCTTCTTTGATTGTTACAGTTATTCCTGTTAATGGTGGAGGTGGAGGTACTGGTACAAATGGTAGTTCAGGTTCATCAGGTAGTAGTGGGTCATCAGGAAGTTCTGGTACATCGGGTACTTCAGGTCCAACAGGTTCTCCGGGTTCTTCTGGTAGTTCAGGAAGTAGTGGTATATCAGGAAACGCTATATCGATTTATAACGAAGGTAGTTTATTAACATCAGGGGTAACATCTATTGATTTTGTTGGCTCAGGTGTTAATGCAACAGGAGGTCCTGCGGTTACAGTTACCATACCAGGTGGTGGAGGTGTTAGTGGTGATTACTTACCATTAACTGGTGGAACTGTTTATGGTAATACTTATTTTACAAGCGGATTAACCGCTAGTACTTTAACTGTTACAGGTTTAACTCAGACTAGTGGGATAACATCTACAGGTGGTATCACATTTCCTCAAAAAACCGTTACTAGTACATATAATATTACACCTTCAGATTATATGGTGGACATTACTGGTGGTACCTTTAATGTACAATTACCAACCGCAGTTGGTATTCAAGGTCGACTATTAGCTATCAAAAATAATGGTGGAGGTGCGGTAACTATTCTACCCTATGGGAGTGAAAAGATTGACGATAAAACTTTATTAATTCTAAGTGAAACAAACGCCGCACAACTTGTGAGTAATGGTTCTCAATGGGTAATTTTAGGACAAGATAGAAGTACTGTTAATAACTCAACAGGTGTATTTGTATTTACAGGATTATCAATTGTATCCACAACAACGTTTAGAGTTGCACCTGTTAAAGGGTGGATAGTTGATGATACAACAAATCCATTAAGTCCTCAAATCTATTATGTTGATTATAGTGGTGGTACTCATACTGCAATATATGTTAATACTGATACTGAGACTTGGGTATATCTTACAAGTGGGTCGACTATTGCTCAATCAAATATTGAACTAACGGAACAACAAAGAAGACAAAATATATTTTTAGGTAAATTAGGTCATGCAAACAAAACAAATATTATTAACGCGTTCAGTCAACCTGATTTTGTACTATCTCCATTAGCTCAACTCAGGGACATGTTTGTTCCTATTAATCTTATAAATGGTGGAATATATCCGTCAGCTAATGGTGTTAATTTAAGTTTTAATACAAGTGCAGGATATCTTTATGGTTTAGGTATTAATTTTGCGTCAAGTACACTAACTCCAAACGCGTTATATGTTACAGGTACAAGTCCTTGTACTTTTCAATATCGAACACAAACAGGTGGTACCGCATCAAATACAACATTTATTGACCCGTTAAATTATGATGTTGGTGGAGTTGTTACTCCTCTTACAGGAACAAAGGCAACCAACCAAAGAATTTATTTGGTTCAAAATGGTCAATTTAGAGTTCAATATGGTCAAACAGAATATAATCAGTTATCTGCAGCAATCGCTGGTCTTGCAACTGAACAATTTAATACGTTTAGTAATTTTACAAGTAATGGTATTTTAATTGGTGTTTTATCAGTTGTAAGTACTGCAACTGATTTAAGTGATTCATCTAAAGCTCAATTCTTTTTTGCATCAAAATTTGGTGAAACTGTAGGTTCTGCGGGAGGTGTTGCGACAACTACATTACAACAAGCATATAACAACTCATCTGAACCAGAAATAACAACTAACTCAACTCTTGATGGAATTACTTTTAGAAGAGGTAGTGCGTCGGATGCCGACAATGTGTTAGTTATTCAAGATGGTTCAGGTATTGATAGAATTCATTTTAATGGTTCAGGTAGAACAACAACAAGTAGTTTAACTGTTACAGGAATTACAAGTTCAACAGGAAATACTCGTTATGTTGTTGTTGATACTAGTGGTAATACATATTATCAGACAGGTGGTGTTAACGGAACTTCAGGTACATCTGGAACTAGTGGTTCTTCGGGAAGTTCGGGCTCAAGTGGAAGTAGTGGGACATCAGGGTCTTCGGGTAGTTCAGGTACTAGTGGTAGTAGTGGTTCATCGGGTTCTTCAGGAACGTCAGGAAGTAGTGGTACCTCAGGTAATGGTGGTTCATCGGGAACAAGTGGTTTAGATGGGATAAGTGGAACATCAGGTTCTTCAGGGTCAAGTGGAAGTAGTGGTACATCAGGTTCAAGAGGTTCTTCGGGTACATCAGGAACGAGTGGTAGCTCTGGTACGTCAGGTAGTTCTGGTACATCAGGTTCATCGGGTAGTTCAGGTTCTGCTGGAACATCAGGTACTGGATTTACTACAATTACAAGTCCGGGTAGTAATAGAATATTAACATCTGATGGAACAGCTAACGCTGCGGTTGCTCAAGCTAAAATGACTTTTGATGGAATTAAACTGGCGGTAACAGGTGATACAACAATTATTGGTTCCACGACTATTACTGGTAATATAAGTACTACAGGTGTAACCTCTCTTGGTAACGGAACATTTACAAGGGCGGGGTCAGCTACTGGTGATGTTATTCTTGATAATAATAGTACAGATACTCCGGGTGTTTTGTTTTATTATGCTAATAATTCAAACTATGGTATTGATAGTTGGAACGGTTCATTTGATGTTTTAAGTGGACAGTTAGTTCGTATCACAAATAAATTAAATGAAACTGGTGGGGCTGTAAAGATGGCCGTAGACACTTCAGGTAATGTGGTATTTACAGGATTTATAAAGGCTAATGCATGGAGAGCCGGTCAGGTAATTAACGATATTATTTTGAGTAATACTGAGGTAACTGTTAGTACTACAACTATTGCTACCAGTACTTCGGATACTGATTTTGTTACTTATAGTTATACACCATTAAGTTCTACAAGTTATTTAGTGATACATTATCATTTAGCGGATTATAGTTTTGCTAGTGGTACAGGTAATGACTCATATTTTTCTAGAATAAAAATTGATGGTAGTGAAATAACATATTCAAAACAAAGTACTGTAAATGGTAATCGTAGTGGTGTATTGTTTCCATTAACGGGAAGATATACTAACTCTAACACTACTGCAAAATCAGTAGTTGTTGCGTGTCGTAGAGATTCTGCGGATGATAGTATTACAATAGTAAATGGGGCTACATCAATGTGGTTAAGAATAACAGAAGTTGCAAGATAATGCCAATACCACCAAATAAAATAAAATACTCAACGTCCTTTCATCCTAATACGATTAAAGTTAAGGATTGGGTTTTAGGTATTAATGAAGGTGCGGAATACGGGCCAACAAGTGTTACAGGATTTTGGAATTCTATTATACCACCATCAGGTGGTTATACCATGTATGGAAACAAGGCTGTTGCCGGACCATCCATAGTGGTTGCTCAAAACGACTCAGAACTTATTGGGTTTACTCAAGGATTTGCAGGTCAAACATTTAGTACCGCTAACGAAGCGTTAGGATGGTATACAGGTCAAACAGGACTTATTTGTGTTAACCTTGATTATCCTGATATTGTAACTAATGGATTAACATTATTACTTGATGCTGGTTATGTTTCATCATATCCAAGAAGTGGTTCACGATGGGATGATTTAAGTTTTAGTGGTAACAACGGAACATTAATTAATACTCCGACATTCAGTTCAAGTAATAATGGATACCTTACATTTAACGGAAGTAATCAATATGTTAACGTTGCAGGTACTCCTGTTGGAATAACAGCATATACTAAAAACGTTTGGTTTTACCTAAACTCAACTGCTGATAACAACTTATTAAGTAGCGATACGGGTGGACACTTTATGTATTTTGCAGGTTCAAATAAATTATACTGTGGACACTCAAATTGGGGTAATTATGGTGTTTATCCCTCAACAACAAGTTTTAGTAATGGTGTTTGGTATAATGCATGTCTTACTTTTGACACAACAAATGGTTTCATTCTATATGTTAATGGTGTTCAGGATAGTACATATACTGCTCAAAAAACACCTGTAAGTGGTAATGGTTCTACAAGGATTGGTTCTTATGGCGCAGGAGGTAATTTATTAAATGGTAGAGTTTCAATTGCAATGACTTACAATAGAGTTTTAAGTTCAACAGAAGTGTTAACAAACTTTAATTCATTTTCATCAAGATTTATTTCACCATCACCTACTCCAACTCCAACTAATACTCAAACTCCAACACCTTCAATAACACCAACAATTACACCTACTAACACTCAAACTAATACTCCAACACCAACACAAACCCCAACAAATACAATTACACCAACACCAACAATTACTCCGTCATCAACAAGTGAGGGTGGGGTAATTAGTAGTAATTTATTTATGAAGTTAGATGCAACTAATTATGTTAGTGGTACTTGGACTGATGAAACGGGGAATGGGAATAACGCAACTATAAATGGTGCCACTTGGTTGTCTACTGACGGAGGTATTTTTGATTTAAATGGGACTAGTAATACAATAAGTATACCTCATACTGCTAATCTTAGTTTAAATACTACAACCCAAAGAACAATACAAGTTTGGGTTAAATTTGACGTTTTACCTAGTTCAGGTCAACAAGTTCCGGTCTTTGGAAAACTATCCAGTTCATTTGGATTTGATGGGTATTGGGGTGGGTTATTCTCGAATGCTGGCGTTGTGAGGGTAGTTACAAATGGAACGGGGGTTCAAAAAATATCCGACTCTACGTTAACCGTTTCAATTAATACTTGGTATTTATTTACATTTGTTTCACGAATTACCTCAACTGCTAATACCACCAAAGTGTATATTAATAATACCGAATATATAACAACCGCTCATGGTACTGATACATATAGTGAAACTAACCCTCTTTATTTGGGTTACATTGGTACTGGTATATCATCACTTTATTTAAATGGTAAAATAGGTGCCTGTTATTTTTATACCACAGGATTAACCGCCAGTGATGTAACAACAAACTATAATAATACTAAATCAAAATATGGATTATAAATAAAATGGCAACATCAAGACCCTTCGCATATAACACAGGTTCAACAATATCAGGGACAGAACAAGTCGGAAGTATTGCTATTGGTACACCAACAAGTGGGTTTACATCCACAGGTTTAAGATGGTGGAATGGGCCTGATGAAGATTTGGGTTATGTGATTGCTCATACTGTTCCATCAGGAACACAACCAAATCCTGTTGGAGTTCCTGCTTATATTGGTTTTTGGAGAACATCAGGTAAGACAGATAATAACTTTATTAGTTTGTCTCAGTACGTATCAAGTTTTACGGGAACACCACAAACATTTGCAAGTGCATCCGCGGCTAAAACATGGTTGAACTCATCAGGATATTGGACATCTTATGTTAGTTCATTTACTTATTATAGATGGCAAATAACTCAAACAAAGACATCGCCACCTGATGCTAATGCTGTACAGGCTGCTGAATTTGTTTTTAGGTTAAATGGTGTTGACCAAAGTATGACGGGTGTTACCGTTACAAATCCTGGTGGTAGTAATCCTGTAGGTGAAGAACCCTCAAAATTAATTGATGGTAATTTGGCAACAAAAGGATTAGATTTAAACTTTGTCTCAAACGGAAATGTTACTAATTTTATATTTCAGTTCTCAACTGCTAAAACATTTAATGGATATAGATGGGCTACCGCAAATGATGCTGAAAGTAGAGACCCTAAATCATGGACTATTGCGGGTAGTAATAATGGAACAACATGGACTACGCTACATACTGTAAATAACTTTACTGCAACTGTTGCAAGACAAACATATCAAACTGCTCAAACTTATTAATTTATTTCTTTAATTTTTATTTAAAATTAATACATTTTGGGTAAAACGTTTACATGAAAATTTTTATACAAGTTGCGTCTTATAGAGACCCACAGTTAATCCCAACTATAAAATCTGCATTAGAAAATGCTAAACGACCTGAAAACTTAGTTTTCGGTATTGCTCGTCAGTATCATCGCGATGATAATTTTGATAATTTAGATGAATATAGAGATGATGAAAGATTTAGAATAATTGATATTCCTTATTATGAATCTAGAGGAGCATGTTGGGCGAGAAATCAAATACAACAAGTGTATGATAAGGAAAATTACACTCTTCAAATTGACTCACACATGAGGTTTGCTGAAGATTGGGATGATGAGATGATTAAGATGATTAAACAACTTCAAAAGAAAGGATATAAGAAACCTTTATTGACAGGATATGTTTCATCATTTGACCCTGACAATGACCCAAGTTTACGTGTTAACGAGCCGTGGAGAATGGCGTTTGATAGATTTATTCCTGAAGGTGCGGTTTTCTTTTTACCTGAAACAATTCCTGGTTGGCAAAATCTAACTGAACCTGTTACCGCAAGATTTTATTCCGCTCACTTCTGTTTTACTCTTGGTAAGTTCGCTAAAGAAGTTCAACACGACCCTGAGTTTTATTTTCACGGAGAAGAGATTTCAATTGCCGCAAGAGCTTACACTCACGGATATGATTTATTCCACCCACACAAAGTTTTGATTTGGCATGAATATACTCGCAAAGGTAGAACCAAACAATGGGACGACGATAAACAATGGGTGGATAAGAATAATTTTGCTCACAAGAAAAATCGTTCTCTATTTGGTATGGATGGTGAGGAAAATATGAATCACGGAAAATATGGTTTTGGTAAAGTTAGAAGTTTAAGAGATTATGAAAAATATTCAGGACTACTCTTTTCAAAGAGAGCCGTTCAACAATATACATTAGATAAAGGTTATCCACCTAATCCAAATAACTTCAATTCAGAAGAAGAATGGTTAAAATCATTTACATCAGTATTCAAACATTGTATTGATATTGGGTTTACTCAAGTACCTGAAAAGGATTATGACTTTTGGGTTGTTGCGTTCCATAATGAATTAGATGAAACCATTTACAGACAAGATGCTGATAAAGGTGAAGTTGATAGAATGCTAAGAGACCCTGATGGTTATTGTAAAGTTTGGAGAGAGTTCTTAACTGATTCAAAACCTAAATATTGGGTGGTTTGGCCACACTCGGAATCTAAAGGATGGTGTGATAGAATAACAGGAAATTTATAAGATATGAAATTTACATTTGCTACTTTTTGTTTTGGTGAAAGATATTATAACCAAGTTAATAGATTTATTGGTGATATCATAGAATCAGATTATAAAACAAATTTGGTTGTCATTACTGATGACCCAAGTAAGATTAATAATCAAGAATTTGTCCACACTTTTAACATTAATGATTTTAATCCAAATTATTTGGAGTATGCTAAAAACTACTATGACTTTGATTTTTCAGTTAAAAGATATTCGTTAAGAGCTGCTTTAAGTATTGGTTTTACTAAAATCATATTAGTTGATTGTGATATGAGAGTTAACCCATCTTTTTTTAATCAAGAAAAGATTTTGGGGGCGTTTGATGAAAATTGTTTATCAGGGCCTGTAACATATAATTTTAACGAACAAGTTCATACCAATAGTGAATTAGGTAGACGATTACTTGAGTATGAAAAGTATTTCAATCATGAGGTTGATAAAGATAAGTTGGAGGTTATGCCTGAAGATTGTATTCAATACTTGAGTATTGATGAAGATAAGTTTAATAGTTTTTTAGATACTTGGGACAAGTGTATTGAATATAAAAAAGAAAAAGGTTTAAGAAACATACCCGCTGGTAACATAGATGAGATGTGTTTCTCGGCATTATTGAATGGAATTGAAATAAAAAATAATGCTTATAAAGCATCAAATATAATATATGCAGAACATGACAAATGGTACTAAAATAATTTCGGCGATTTATGAATTAAAATATGTTGAAGGAATTAATAGTGAGAGATATAAAAATTTTTCATTATTGGTTGCAACAATTAAAAACATAATTTATCCTGAATATCGTTACGTAATTTATACTGACCAAAATTCATATGATAAGTTCAATTTAAAGTATGAATTTAATTTTCCAAATGTTGAATTTAAATTTAAAGAATTAAATACTTCTGAAACTTGTGAATTAATTGATAGAATTAGAACTCAAGAATTATCGGGTGGAATTAACTATGATAGAATTTATTGTGTTAACAATTATTTAGAAGTTGTTTTAAATAAACTTAAATTCTTAATTGATGAATCACATGATTGTGATAATATCTTTTGGATTGATGCTGGTTTGATTGGAACGTCTTGTCATGATGGGTGGAGAGATTATATGGCTCCACTAATTAATTCAAAAAACTTTTTGGATAAGGTGGTTGATAAAATAAACCAACACGGGTTTATTCATTTGAAAGGTAATTCAATTGTGATGAACTATGAAACAGTTTCTAAATTCAATCAACTATTTGGTGTTGAATTAAAGGTTGTTCCTGGATGTCTATTCGGTGGAACATCAGAAAAAGTTAGACATATTTTAAATGGATATTTAGACATTTTTAATCAATACTTAACAACACATAACCAACTTATTAGTGAACAAGAAGTTCTCACGGCTATTACAGGTAAACATTCGGATGAATGTCACGCTTTTGAATTTGGTGATTGGTTAGACTTACAAAAAGCGTTTTTAGAAATTTTAGACATTTATGATGAAACAAAATATGTAAGGGAGAAATGTTATGTTTAGTCTTAATATTGTTTGTACTTCAATCGGGAGAGAAACACTGCCAAGATTAATTGAGTCATTCAAAGACCAATTAGACCCAACAGATATTTTTACAATAATCTCTGATATTAATCACGACTTTGTTTCAGAAGTATTATCAAGATATGAGTTTAAATTCAAAGTTAATCATATATTAAATCAAGGGGAACAAAAGTGGAAATACGGACATCCATTAATTAATGAGAACATTAATTCATTAGAAGGTGATTTTATAATGTTTGCCGATGATGATGATAGATACACTGAAGAAGCATTCAAAGTAATTAAAGAAAGTGTTAAAGATAAAAACAAGTTATACATATTCAAACACAATTGGTTAGGTGATGTTAATTGGAAATTAAAAGATTTCACAAGAGGTAATGTAGGTAAATGTATGGGTGTGATTCCAAACACACATAATTTACCGATGTTTCAAGAAGATGTTTTTGGAGATGTTATTTTTTATGAAGAGATAGGACAAATGTTTGAAAGTGAATTTGTTGATTATATAATCTATAAAGTTAGAGATACAGAATGAGTAATATTACATTAGTTACAGGATTGTGGAATATTGGTAGAGAAAACCTTGAAGAAGGTTGGTCTCGTTCTTTTTCACATTATTTAGAAAAATTTGAACAACTATTAAAGGTTGAGGAAAACTTAATAATTTTTGGTGAAAAAGAATTAGAGGATTTTGTTTGGGAAAGAAGAGACCAAAGTAATACTCAATTTATTTTAAGAGATAAGAGTTGGTTTGTTGAAAATGACTTTTATAATAAGATACAAGAAATTAGAAATAACCCTGAATGGTATAATCAATCAGGTTGGTTAAAAGAATCGACACAAGGTAGATTAGAAATGTATAATCCTCTTGTTATGTCTAAAATGTTTTTGTTAAACGACGCAAGGATTTTTGACAGATTTAATTCAGAGTTTTTATTTTGGATTGATGCTGGACTTACAAATACAGTTCATCCAGGATATTTCACACACGATAAGGTTTTAAATAATTTAAGTAAGTATATTGATAAGTTTACATTCGTTTGTTTCCCATATGACGCTAATAATGAGATACACGGATTTTCATACCCAAAGATTAACGAATGGGCTGAAGATGATGTAAAGAAAGTTGCTCGTGGAGGATTTTTTGGTGGACCGAAAGAAACCATATCACAGATGAATGGTGAATATTATAATCTATTGAATGATACACTATCGAGTGGGTACATGGGAACTGAGGAATCAATATTTTCAATAATGGTTTATAAGTTAAAAGAATATATAAATTATTTTGAAATCGATTATAACGGTTTATTTGGAAAATTCTTCGAAAATTTAAAAGATGATGTTTTAGTTAAAAAGACAGAGTTTGTTAAAATCCAAAACGATTTAGATATTGATAAAGTTGCGTTATATGTAATAACATTTAATTCACCAAAACAATTTGAAACATTAATTCAATCCATGATTGAATACGATAGAGATTTTTTAGATAAACCAAAAAAGTTTTTATTGGATAACTCAACCGACCTATCAACAACCGAAGAATATTTAAGACTTTGTAAAGAATATGATTTTGAACATATTAAAAAAGATAATATAGGTATTACAGGTGGAAGACAATGGATTGCTGAACATTTTGATGAAACAGGGTTGGACTATATGTTATTTTTTGAGGACGACATGTTTTTTTACTCACAAAAAAATGAAGTGTGTAGAAATGGGTTTAATAGATATGTAAGTAATCTATATCAGAAAAGTTTAGAGATAGTTAATAAAGAAAACTTTGATTTCCTAAAATTAAATTTCACAGAATTTTATGGTGATAATAGTACACAATGGAGTTGGTATAATGTCCCACAAAATTTCAGAGAACAACATTGGCCAAAAAACCCAAGATTACCACAACATGGTTTAGACCCAAACGCACCAAAAACAAAGTTCAACGAGATAAAAACACATAAGGGTATTCCATATGCGTCAGGGGAAATTTATTTATGTAACTGGCCAATTATTCTTTCTAAAAGTGGGAGTTATAAATGTTATTTGGAGACAAAATATCAACACCCATATGAACAAACTTTGATGTCTCACAACTTCCAAAACACAATTAAAGGTAAGTTAAAACCTGGTATTTTACTACTCACACCTACCGAACATGATAGATTTGAACATTATGATAGTAATTTAAGGAAAGAATGTTGATTTTTTGATATTTATTTAAAAAACTATTAATGGAATTTTTTATTAACAAAGGTGCAACACTACCTGTTCTTAAAATGCAAGTGGTTAAAGATGGTATTGCTGACATAACAGAGTTCATGTCAATAATCGAAAACTCGTTGATTTACTTTTCCATGATAGATGTTAAAACGGGAGCATATAAGATTCTGAATAAGAAAGGAGGGTTTGTTGAGAAGACATTTGTTGACCCAAACGCTGAGACAGAATATTATGTTTATTATAAATTCACTTCAAGTGATACAAGTAGAGAAGGTCTTTATGAAGGGGAGTTTGTTTTTATTACTGATACAGGAACTTACATTTTACCAATCAGAGAAAAACTAACGATAAAAATTGGTAATAGTTACGTATCTATCTAATATGGAATGGTTTATTAAGAAAAATTCAACGTTACCAGTTTTCCAAGTTGAGGTATCAAAAAACGGAAGAAGTGATTTTGGTTTAGATGAAAATATTTCGGGTAATACAATTTTAATTTCGGTATATGACGAAGTTAATAAAAAATATATTGTTGCATCCAAAGAATGTTATATTACAACAAGTGCGTCTACAGTAAATCCTTTAGATATTACTTATTATGTGAATTATCAATTCACAAGTAGAGAAACAAAAAATGAAGGTAAGTTTTTAGTTCAGTTTTTAAAACAGTCATCTCAGGGGATTGTTATCATACCGTTACCTGAAAAATTATATATAAGTGTTTTAAGTAGTTTTAGTTTAAATTCTTACTCTTATCCGACTAATAATCCTTACATTATTGATAGACCATGTTGTAATGCGCCGGCTCTACCAGCGACACCAACACCGACACCATCAATTACCCCAAGTGTTACACCAACAATATCTCTTACACCAAGTGTTACACAAACTGTTACACCAACAGTTACTACAACACCAACATTTACTCCAACACCATCTATTACAAAACCTTTGTATTATGCTTACGTATTTGCAGAACCTCAAGATTCTTCTGCAGGTGGTTCGTTGTTTGGATTAGGAAGTTATATGTATTACTTAGCGGATGGTGTAACACCTGACACTAATGTTAGTTGGTACGGATGGGGTAATTCAGGAGCGCTTCCATTACCAACAAGTCCAAATTACAGTTATATGATGAACAAATACGCATCATACTCAGGATTTACAGGTGGAACAGGAAACTTTGTACAACCTACAAACTTAAAAGGTGCTTTAAATCAGTTCCCAAGTACGATTAAAGATAGTTTTGGATGTTTGATTAACCAATACACATTTGAAACTATTGAAGTTAATAATAGTGATATTAATACTAGTTTACAGTACATGTATACGATTTGGATACCACTTGATGGTGTCGGAGGAACTTTGAATAATATGAGTGTAAATGTGGGCTATCAGTCACAACCTTGTGACTTTGACATTTTAGCAACTCCTGACCCTAAAATTTCGGTTGGGGATGTTATAACCTCAGGTGGTTCAATACCTGCGGGAACATATAGAATTTTATACTTATCTAATGACGGATTGTTACCACCAAAACTTCCTGATAAAAATAATTACTACTTCAAAGGGGTATATAAAACCTAAAAAAAGATAATTATTAGTAAGTAACAAAATGGCAATACCGTATCAAAATCCAATAAGTGCGTCCCAAATAACAGGACCTTTCAGTGTAGCAAGAACAAGTCCATACGGAACCAACTTTAACGTCTTAAATGTTGGGGGTTGGCAAGAAGCCGCTTACCTTACTAATTTAGGGTTGTCATTTAGTGGGAAGGGACAACAACAACTTAGTGCAAATACTATCCCAATTAATATCACAATTGGTAATGGTACATTTATGCCGACTTATTTAACCCTTAACTCTGATAATTTTTCATCAGGTAGAAGAAGGTTAGGTATGATTGTTTGGGTTAATGAAACTGAAACGGCATACCAATTTCAAATAGACAACTATAACGATTTATGGGACGCTGCGGTAAGTGCTAATTCTGTTACTCAATTATCTTATGAGACAATTGTAAAAAATAATACACCTGAAGGACAGGCATTTATTAACGCTTGGACAGGTTCAACAATTGAAGGTGTTAGTGGAACATCAAGAAATGATGCGAGATGGAGAGTTTTTGCTCAAGGAACAGAATTAACTGGTGGTACGTTCTTTTCAGGTACAAGCACTTTAGAATTATATAATAGTGATGGTACCGTTGTAAGTGTTACAGGTATTACCGTTTCAGGTGGTGATGGTACTAGCGGTACGTCAGGGAGTTCAGGTTCCGCCGGTTCTTCAGGAAGTTCGGGTACATCGGGTAGCTCTGGCTCAAGTGGTAGTGCTGGAACAAGTGGTATAAACGGTGTTGATGGTGCTAGTGGGACATCTGGTACATCTGGCTCAAGTGGATATAGTGGTAATGACGGTGCTAATAGCGGTAGATGGTTATGGACATCATCTATAGTTACCCCAAATGACCCTAACCAAGGGTTTTTTGCAACAAACATTAATGAGTTATGTTCAGTAAATTATATATCTATTGCAGATAATGATGTTTATAATATTAATTATGATAATTGGTTAACCGCAATTCAAGATTCTATCAATTTAAGTCAAGAAGTTTATTTACAGATTGAAGAAGTTGGTAATTTTCCTATATTAGGTATTTACAAAATTTTAACTATAGTTAATAATGGACCTTATTGGGATATTACTTTAGACATACCTTTTACTTGTAATGGTAATTTAACAAGTGGTAGCACATATACATTTTCTTGGATTCATAATGGAGCGGATGGTTCTTCAGGAAGTTCTGGTTCATCAGGTGAATCAGGAAGTTCTGGTACAAGTGGTAGTTCAGGAACATCAGGAAGTAGTGGTAGTGCTGGAACCTCAGGTTCAAGTGGTACCTCAGGTTCATCAGGAACAAGTGGTTCTTCAGGTAGCTCAGGTTCATCTGGAACTTCAGGTACGTCTGGCTCATCAGGTAGTTCAGGCTCAAGTGGCTCATCGGGCTCAAGTGGTTCTTCGGGAAGTGTTGGAACTTCAGGAACATCTGGTTCTTCAGGTTCAAGTGGTTCTTCGGGAAGTGTTGGAACTTCAGGAACATCAGGGTCTTCAGGCTCTAGTGGTACATCAGGCTCTTCAGGTTCTAGTGGGTCAAGTGGTATTACTGGTAGTTCAGGTACATCAGGAAGTTCGGGCTCAAGTGGTTCTTCAGGAAGTACAGGTTCAAGTGGTACATCGGGTTCTTCGGGTTCTTCGGGTTCTTCGGGTTCTTCAGGCTCATCAGGGTCATCAGGTTCAAGTGGGTTAACAGGTTCTTCTGGTACATCAGGTAGTGCTGGTTCGTCAGGTTCAAGTGGAAGTACGGGTTCATCAGGAAGTTCAGGAATATCAGGTTCAAGTGGAAGTTCTGGAAGTAGTGGATTAACTGGAAGTTCAGGTACTAGCGGAACGTCAGGTAGCACAGGTTCTTCAGGCACTAGTGGTAGTTCAGGAACGTCAGGTAGCACAGGTTCTTCGGGTTCATCGGGTAGTTCAGGTTTAACAGGTTCATCTGGAACATCTGGAAGTTCTGGTTCAAGTGGAAGTACGGGGTCATCAGGTAGTACAGGAACATCAGGTTCATCAGGCTCAAGTGGCAGTGCTGGTTCATCAGGCTCAAGTGGAATAAGCGGTAGCTCAGGAACATCAGGTTCAAGCGGAAGTGCTGGTAGCTCAGGTTCAAGTGGTAGCTCTGGCTCTGCTGGAACTTCAGGTTCAAGTGGAACTTCAGGTTCAAGTGGGACATCAGGAAGTAGTGGAAGTACAGGTTCATCAGGAAGTTCTGGTGTTAATGGTTCTTCAGGGACATCAGGTAGTACTGGTACATCTGGAACTTCTGGTAGTTCAGGTTCTTCAGGAAGTACAGGGTCTAGTGGTAGTAGTGGAAGTTCAGGACTAACTGGCTCTTCGGGAACATCAGGTTCTTCTGGTTCCTCAGGAAGTTCAGGTTCAAGTGGTATAACAGGTAGTTCAGGAACATCAGGTTCAAGTGGAAGCACAGGCTCTTCAGGAAGTTCTGGTTCTGCAGGAACATCAGGTTCAAGTGGAAGTACAGGCTCTTCAGGAAGTTCTGGTAGTGTTGGAACATCAGGTTCTTCGGGTTCAAGTGGTAGTTCTGGTTCTGTTGGTACTTCAGGAACTGCTGGTACAAGTGGCTCTTCAGGAAGTGCGGGGTCAAGTGGTAGTAGTGGTAGTTCAGGTAGTGTTGGAACATCGGGTTCTTCAGGTTTGAGTGGTGTTGACGGTACTAATGGTACTAGCGGAACTTCAGGTAATAGTGGTAGCTCAGGTACATCGGGGACAAGTGGTTCTTCAGGTTCTGCGGGTACATCAGGTAGTTCAGGTAGTTCAGGAACATCAGGTTCTGTGGGTACCTCAGGTAGTTCAGGTTCATCCGGAAGTACAGGTTCAAGTGGAACGTCTGGTTCTAGTGGTAGTGTCGGTACATCAGGGTCTTCAGGCTCGTCAGGTTCAAGTGGAAGTTCTGGAATAACAGGTTCTTCTGGTACATCTGGAACTTCAGGTTCTAGTGGTTCATCAGGAAGTTCAGGTTCTAGTGGTAGTTCAGGTAGTGTTGGTACATCGGGTTCTTCTGGTTCAAGTGGAAGTTCTGGCTCAACAGGTACTAGTGGAAGTTCTGGCTCAAGTGGAAGTACAGGTTCTAGTGGTACAAGTGGTTCATCTGGTAGTGTAGGAACTAGTGGTAGTAGTGGTTCTTCTGGTTCATCAGGAAGTTCAGGTTCTAGTGGTAGTTCTGGTTCTTCAGGTACATCAGGTAGTGTTGGTACTTCAGGGTCAAGTGGTTCTTCGGGTTTAACAGGGTCTTCAGGAACATCAGGTTCTAGCGGTTCATCTGGTTCAAGTGGAAGTGTTGGAACTTCTGGTACAAGTGGTTCATCAGGTAGTTCAGGTTCATCGGGTTCTACAGGAAGTTCTGGAACATCAGGAAGTAGCGGAAGTTCAGGCTCTTCAGGTCTAACTGGTTCTTCGGGAACAAGTGGAAGCTCAGGTAGTAGTGGTTCTGTTGGTACTTCAGGAAGTTCTGGTTCATCTGGTAGTGTTGGAACATCAGGTTCTTCAGGTTCAAGTGGTTCATCGGGTTCGGTTGGGACTTCAGGAAGTGCTGGTACAAGTGGCTCATCGGGTAGTTCAGGTTCATCGGGTTCTACAGGAAGTTCTGGAACATCTGGGTCAACAGGTACTTCAGGAAGTTCTGGTTCAAGTGGAAGTTCAGGTTCATCTGGAAGTAGCGGTAGTGTTGGGACTTCTGGCTCAAGTGGGTCTAGTGGTACTTCAGGTAGCACTGGGTCAAGTGGTTCATCGGGTTCTAGTGGAACATCAGGTTCATCAGGTAGTGCAGGCTCAAGTGGAAGTTCGGGGAGTACTGGAACATCAGGTAGTAGTGGTTCGGTAGGAACTTCAGGTTCTTCGGGTAGTAGTGGAAGTTCTGGGTCTTCAGGTTTAACTGGCTCTTCTGGAACAAGTGGTAGTAGTGGAAGTTCAGGGTCAACAGGTTCTTCAGGTTCAAGTGGCACATCAGGTAGTAGTGGTTCTTCGGGCTCTAGTGGTTCATCGGGTTCGGTTGGAACTTCGGGAAGTGCTGGTACAAGTGGTTCATCAGGAACTTCAGGGTCATCTGGGTCAACAGGTACTTCAGGAAGTTCTGGTTCAAGTGGTAGTGTAGGTACTTCTGGCTCAAGTGGAAGTAGCGGTAGTGTTGGAACTTCTGGCTCAAGTGGGTCTAGTGGAAGTTCAGGCTCTTCGGGATTAACTGGTTCATCAGGAACTTCAGGGTCATCAGGTTCAAGTGGAAGTAGCGGTTCTTCGGGTAGTACAGGAACATCTGGGTCAACTGGTACATCAGGTTCTTCTGGTTCAAGTGGAAGTAGCGGTAGTGTAGGTACAAGTGGCTCTTCAGGAACAAGTGGTTCTAGTGGTAGTAGTGGAAGTTCAGGCTCTTCAGGTCTAACTGGTTCTTCGGGAACAAGCGGAAGTTCAGGTTCTTCAGGTAGTGTAGGAACTAGCGGTAGTAGTGGTTCATCGGGAAGTAGTGGAACATCAGGTTCTTCTGGTTCAAGTGGCAGTTCAGGAAGCTCTGGCTCATCAGGTTCAGTTGGAACATCTGGGTCAAGCGGAACATCAGGTAGTAGTGGGAGTTCAGGAAGTTCTGGTTCTAGTGGTAGTGTTGGAACTTCTGGTTCATCAGGTAGTAGCGGAACATCTGGTTCTACGGGAAGTTCTGGTACTAGTGGTAGTAGCGGTTCTTCAGGAAGTTCCGGAACATCAGGGTCTTCTGGCTCATCGGGTAGTTCAGGGTCTAGTGGAAGTGTTGGAACATCTGGCTCAAGTGGAACATCAGGTAGTTCAGGGTCTAGCGGTAGTAGTGGTTCTTCTGGTAGTAGTGGTAGCGTAGGTACATCTGGTACTAGTGGTTCTTCTGGTTCTTCAGGTAGTAGCGGTTCTTCAGGAAGTGCGGGTACATCAGGAACAAGTGGTTCTTCAGGTTCATCGGGTAGTAGTGGTTCATCAGGGTCTAGCGGTTCTACAGGAACATCTGGTTCAAGTGGAAGTAGCGGTAGTGTAGGTACTAGCGGTTCTTCAGGAATATCGGGCTCAAGTGGGACATCAGGGAGCTCGGGTTCTTCTGGGTCGTCAGGTAGTGTTGGTACTAGTGGTTCATCTGGAACTTCAGGTTCGTCTGGTTCATCAGGTAGTAGTGGAAGTTCAGGAAGTGTTGGTACAAGCGGTTCTTCTGGGTCGGTTGGTACTAGTGGGTCAAGTGGGTCAAGTGGTTCATCAGGTACTTCGGGAAGTAGTGGGTCTTCAGGAACATCAGGTTCATCAGGGTCTAGCGGTTCTACAGGAACTTCTGGTTCAAGTGGTACATCAGGGTCTTCAGGTAGTAGTGGTAGTTCAGGAAGTTCGGGTACATCTGGTTCTAGCGGAAGTTCTGGCTCATCTGGGTCAAGTGGTTCGTCAGGTTCAAGTGGTACCTCAGGAAGTTCGGGTACAAGTGGTTCTTCAGGAACATCAGGGTCTTCTGGCAGTTCAGGTTCATCCGGCTCAAGTGGAACTTCGGGTTCTAGCGGTAGTGCTGGTACATCAGGTACAGGTTTCAATACAATTGCTAATCCTGCTGATTACAGAATATTAACTGCTTCAGGTACCTCTACAAATAGTGCGATTGCTCAAAGTAAATTAACTTTTGATGGTACAACTTTAGGTATTACAGGTGATACTGTTGAATATGGAAAACAATCTTTAACTTCTTGTAGTGGTACAAGTATTACCGCATCAACACGTATTTGTTCATTTAGTACATCATTAGGACGTAGTGCAATTTTTGATTATTGGGTTAATAATCCAACCACAACTGCAACAAGAGGTGGCCAAGTAATGAGTATTTGGGACACATCTAACGCTACTTATGTTGATATATCAACTCCTGACTTAAATGACTCTACTTTGGGTATTGAGTTAAGGGTTACGGTGTCAGGTGGTAATGTTGAGTTTTGGGCTGATGTGAATAAAGGTAGTTGGAACATTAGTATATCAACAAGAATTACAATTTAATATTAAAATATATAAAAACATGAACCATCACATAATAATAAATGTGATGGTTTTTTCATTTTAGGATTGACAGAATACTTTTCAAGTATATTTATTAACAAATAAACATAGAAGAATTTTCTTTTGGATAGGGAAAAAAGGAAAGAATAAATGGCAAATGAGTTTGTTGCGAGAAGGGGTATAATATCCTTAGGTGGTATAACATATCCACAAGTAACAATTGGTAGTACATATACGATTACTGATGACGACTATATGGTCGCTGTCTCTGGTGGTACTTTTACTATTAATTTACCTACTGCGGTAGGTGTGCAGGGTAAATTATATGTAATTAAAAATAATGGTACCGGTACAATAACTGTTGACCCAAATGGTAGTGAAACTATAGATGGGAGTACTACGGTTACATTAATTCAGAATGATTCAATTCAAATAACTAGTGATGGTACAAATTGGACATCGTTAAGTTATAATTTTAATACAATTATAGAAAATTATGTAACTGTTGGATTAAGTGGTAGTTCAACAGACTTTAATTCCGTTAAAGATGCGGTAGATAGTATAACAGGTGCAACTCCAAATAGTACTTGGGAAGTTAGAGTTTATCCTGGTTTATATATTGAAGATACCATCACAATGAAATCATGGATTACGGTTAGAGGTGGTGATAGTACAACAACTATCCTACAAGCAAGTAATCCTAATAATAGTGTTTTCATCATGGCCGACCAATCAATGGTTCAGGACATGCAAATTCAAGGTTCATCAGGAACAAGTGCGTCGTCTATTGTTTATTCATCATCGACAACTCCTCAAACTAATGCAATTGCATATGTTGAAAACGTAAGATTTGGTACAAACTATACTCACGCAAAAGTTGTTGGAACAGGTGGTGGAAACTGTATCATACAGTGTTCTAACGTTAAGTATGGTGGATATCCATTTACTATAGGTTTCTATGTTACAAATGATGGTAGTGGTATTGGTAGGATGCAACTTAGAAACGTTACATCTACTAATGGAGGTGTTAGTACGACATCAGGATTAATATTTGCAAAGGCAGACCAACCAGGTTGTACGTTTATTGTTAACGGATGTTTATTAACAAAGGCTGTTGGGGTTGCGGCAGGAACAGGATTTTGGGTTGAAAACGGAGGTTCGTTAAGATTAACGGCAGTTAATTTCCAACGATGGGTAACTGCGATATATGCTCCAAACACGGGCTCAGCTCCAAGTATATTTGGTTCGGCTCTTAACTTTGAAAATAATACTCAAGACGTATTAGTTGAACATCCAACTGCAACAGGTAAAATTGAAGGTACTGATACATTCTTAAAAACTACAATACCGATTGACGCTCCGTTATATGAAGTTAACCAAGACCCAAGAGTTATTACGGTCGCTAAAAAAGGTGGTGACTTTACATCTATTAAGAGTGCAGTTGATTGGATTACAGGTTCGTCAATTAATAATCGTTTTTTGGTTAGAGTTGGACCTGGGTTATTTTCTGAGGGACAAATTAATTTAACTGGAAAACCGTATGTGAGTATTGAGGGTAGTAATATTCAAACTACACAAATTGTCCCAACGGGTTCTACTCAACATATTATTAATATAGGTATTAATAACGAAGTATCGTTTTTAACATTATCAGGTGCTGGTGCAGGATATGCGGCAATTCACTGTGATGATATCGGTGATTTTGGACAAGCTCATAAGATTTCAATATATGATTCAGATATTGGTGTATGGATAAAATCATCAACACAAGATACCAAGTTCTATGGTGAATATGTCGATGTTAATGGTGAGTTTAGTTACGGATTAAAAGTTGAAGCAACTAATGGGTTTCAGGCGTTGGGTAATATGGAAAACTATTTCTTGTTCCCAACATATGATGATGTTATTGGTAATAGCGGTACTGGCTCTGGAACACTTTTATCGTTCAACGGGTGTACTTTTGAAGGTGCATTACTAACAGGTTCAACCGCATTTGTGTTATCAGACTCTGCGGTATTGGAAGGAACAGGTATGGATATTCAAGAATGGGATATTGCCGTTTACGTACCAAATACAGGTGGTGGGCCTACTTTTAGAATGGTTGGTACCATGATTCACGATTCAATTACTAATGACTTTTTAATTGAAAACGCATCGACAATAGGTAGATTTCAGGGTATTTCAGACCACTCAAAAATAATTACAGCAAGTGAGGACTTTTATTGGAACTTCTTGGATGATACGGATGGTGAGAACGACGTAACAAGAAAGTTATCGGTTACTTTCGCAGATGGAACACATACAGATGCTTCTACACTGATTTTTCAAGGTAGTCCAATGGGATTATTAAGTGGTGGTACAATTACTATTGTTAGTGGTAGAACAATCAATACATCTGCAGGATTTGGATATTTAGCTGACCAAACAGATAATAGTATTATTAAAAGATATGATTGGGTTGATGGTCAGTTAACATTAAGTGCTGAAACTGATAACTACATTTATATTTCAAATAACGGAACGTTAGTTGCAAATTCAGGATTACCTGACCCATTCTATAATATTATTATGGGTCGAGTAGTTACAAACGCGACAGGTATTGAATTGATTGATGCTGCGCCATACAACGCTCAACATACTGCAAATTTATTATCAAGCTTTAACAGACAAGCGTTAGGTCCAGTTTATTCAACAGGTTCTATTGTTACAACAGGTTCAACATCATTTACTCTTGATGTGACATCTGGTAGTTATTGGTTATCAGAAAATAATTTTACACCAACAGGTGGAACACCAATAAGTTTTACACAATATTGGAACAATGGTACAAATTGGACAAGAAGTGCAACTACGTTTGTAAATAATTTTCAATATAATAAAAATGAAAATTCATTATCAGCATTAACCACATCGTATTATACTAAACATACATTATATGTTGTCGGTGAAGGTATTAATGAAGAATACTTTTTAGTTTTAGGTCAACAAGAATATGCGACTCTTGTTGAAGCTGAGGCGGCTCCATTACCATTACCTCCTGATTATTTTACGGATGGTGTGGTATCAATTGCGTCTGTTTATATCCAACAAGGATTTGGAGGTATTGTTCAAATTGAGGATATTAGACCTGTAATTGGTTTTAAGTCAAGTGGTGTTAACGCGACATCGGTACACGGTAATTTGTTAGGTTTAACTGCTGATGACCACCAACAATATCTTTTAGTTGATGGTGGAAGACAAATGACAGGTGATTTAGGATTAGGAGGGAATGATTTATTTAATGTTAATCAAATAACTGCATCGGCAACAACAACAAATGAATTAACAATTGCTCAAATTACTCAAGATGATAATCAAACAAAATTTGTTGTTGTAGATAATACAGGTAAAACTTATTATAGAACAGGTGGTGCATCGGGTTCTGCAGGAACATCAGGTTCAAGTGGAAGTTCGGGAAGTGCAGGTTCTAGTGGAACATCAGGTTCTAATGGTAGTTCAGGAAGTTCAGGTTCTGCCGGTACTTCAGGTAGTAGCGGAACATCAGGTTCATCTGGAAGTTCAGGGTCTTCAGGTAGTTCAGGCTCAACAGGGTCGAGAGGTACTTCAGGGACATCTGGAAGTTCTGGTACATCAGGTTCAGTAGGTACAAGTGGTACCTCAGGCTCTAGCGGTAGTTCAGGGTCTTCTGGTACATCTGGAAGTGCTGGTTCATCTGGCTCTTCAGGTAGTAGTGGTTCATCTGGTTCTAGTGGAACATCAGGTTCTTCAGGTACTAGCGGTAGTTCAGGAACTTCAGGTTCTAGTGGAAGCTCAGGTTCGGGAGGAAGTTCGGGGTCATCAGGTTTTGGTACATCGGGGTCTGCTGGAACATCAGGTTCAAGTGGTAGTAGTGGTAGTGCTGGAACATCGGGTAGTTCAGGTTCTTCTGGTTCAAGTGGTAGTACAGGGTCTTCAGGAACATCAGGTTCAAGTGGTACATCAGGAAGCTCTGGCTCAAGTGGAAGTAGTGGGAGTTCGGGGTCATCAGGTGTTAGTGGTTCTTCAGGAACATCGGGTACAAGTGGTTCTAGCGGAAGTTCGGGTAGTTCTGGTTCGTCAGGTAATACTGGCTCAAGTGGAACGAGTGGTTCATCAGGGACATCTGGCTCAAGTGGTAGTGCTGGTTCATCTGGCTCAAGCGGAAGTTCTGGTACATCAGGTTCTTCTGGAACAAGTGGTTCATCAGGTAGTAGCGGTTCATCAGGTTCAAGCGGAAGTTCAGGTAGTACAGGTTCAAGAGGTACGAGTGGTAGTTCAGGAACATCTGGCTCAACAGGTACTTCAGGAAGTTCAGGTTCTTCTGGCTCAAGTGGTAGTACGGGTTCTTCAGGAACTAGTGGTAGTGTGGGAACAAGTGGGTCATCAGGAAGCTCAGGGTCATCTGGTTCTAGTGGTAGTTCAGGAACATCTGGCTCAACAGGAACTTCAGGGTCATCAGGTTCTAGTGGAAGTTCAGGCTCATCAGGTGTTAGTGGAAGTTCAGGAACATCAGGTTCAAGTGGGTCTTCAGGTAGTTCGGGTTCATCAGGTATTACAGGGTCAAGCGGAACATCGGGTTCAGTAGGGACAAGTGGCTCTTCGGGAAGTGCTGGTTCATCAGGTTCATCTGGCTCGTCAGGAACTTCTGGGTCATCAGGTACAAGTGGTTCATCAGGAAGTTCGGGTAGTTCAGGGTCTAGCGGAAGTGTTGGAACAAGTGGTTCATCTGGTTCAAGTGGTAGCACAGGTTCATCAGGTAGTAGTGGTTCAAGTGGAACATCAGGTTCTAACGGTAGTTCAGGAACATCGGGAAGTGCTGGCTCAAGCGGTAGTTCAGGTTCATCAGGTTCATCTGGAACTTCAGGTTCTAATGGTAGTTCTGGTACATCAGGTTCTTCTGGTTCAAGTGGTAGTTCAGGGTCAAGTGGAAATACAGGTTCATCGGGTACTAGTGGTTCGTCAGGAACATCTGGTAGTTCTGGTTCAAGTGGTTCGTCAGGGTCAACTGGAAGTTCAGGTTCATCAGGTAGTACGGGTTCAAGAGGAACTAGTGGTTCATCAGGAACATCAGGAAGTTCAGGTACATCAGGTTCTAACGGAAGTTCTGGTACATCAGGTAGTTCTGGTTCTAGTGGAAGCTCAGGTTCATCAGGTTCAAGTGGAAGTAGTGGTTCTAGCGGTAGTGCTGGTACTTCAGGTTCAGTAGGTACAAGTGGTTCTTCAGGAAGCTCGGGTAGTTCAGGTTCAAGCGGAAACACTGGCTCATCCGGTACTAGTGGAAGTTCTGGAACATCAGGTTCTTCTGGCTCAAGTGGTTCGTCAGGGTCTAGTGGAAGCTCAGGTACATCGGGTAGTAGTGGAACATCAGGGTCTTCAGGCTCAAGTGGAAGTTCAGGTAGTACAGGTTCATCGGGTTCTTCGGGTAGTTCGGGTTCAAGTGGAAATACAGGTTCTTCAGGGACTAGTGGTAGTTCAGGTACATCAGGAAGTTCGGGTTCATCAGGTAGTAGTGGAAGTACTGGCTCAAGTGGTACTGGAGGTTCTTCAGGAACATCAGGTTCTTCTGGTTCAAGTGGAAGCTCAGGTTCTTCGGGTAATAGTGGTTCATCAGGAACTTCTGGGTCAAGTGGAACATCAGGTTCTTCTGGCTCTTCAGGTAGTTCGGGGTCTAGCGGAAGTGCTGGCTCAAGTGGAACAAGTGGTTCTTCTGGAACTTCAGGTTCTTCTGGCTCAAGTGGGTCGTCAGGTTCGTCAGGTAATACTGGAAGTAGTGGAACAAGTGGTTCTTCTGGAACTTCAGGAAGCTCAGGTTCAAGTGGAAGCTCAGGGTCATCAGGTAGTACGGGCTCAAGAGGAACAAGTGGTTCTTCAGGTACATCAGGGACTAGCGGTTCTTCTGGTTCAAGTGGAAGTTCAGGAACATCTGGTTCTTCGGGTACTTCAGGGTCAAGTGGTTCTTCAGGAAGTAGCGGAAGTTCGGGTAATACAGGTTCATCAGGAACAAGTGGAAGTTCAGGAACATCGGGTTCAAGTGGAAGTGCGGGTAGTTCAGGTTCAAGTGGAAATACAGGTTCATCGGGTACTAGTGGAAGTTCTGGAACTTCAGGGAGCTCAGGTTCAAGTGGTAGTTCAGGTTCATCAGGTATTACTGGAAGTTCTGGCACATCAGGTTCTTCTGGAACTAGCGGTTCATCAGGTAGTGCTGGTTCAAGTGGAAGTTCGGGTAATACAGGTTCTTCGGGTACAAGTGGTAGTTCTGGAACTTCAGGCTCTTCAGGAAGTTCAGGTTCAAGTGGGAGTTCAGGTAATACAGGTAGTTCTGGTACATCAGGTTCATCAGGAACAAGTGGTTCTTCAGGAAGTAGTGGGTCTTCAGGCTTAACAGGAAGTAGTGGAACTAGTGGTAGTTCAGGGACTTCAGGTTCTTCAGGAAGTTCAGGGTCATCAGGAAGTGCTGGCTCATCAGGAACTAGTGGTTCATCAGGAACTTCAGGTTCAAGTGGGTCATCAGGTTCAAGCGGAAGTTCTGGTTCTTCAGGAAGTACAGGTTCAAGAGGAACTTCAGGTTCATCAGGTACATCAGGAACTAGCGGTTCTTCAGGTAGCACTGGTTCAAGTGGTTCATCGGGTTCTAGTGGAACATCGGGTTCATCGGGTACAAGTGGTTCTTCAGGTTCTAGTGGAAATACTGGTTCTTCGGGAACGTCTGGCTCATCAGGAACTAGTGGTTCATCAGGAAGTAGTGGTTCTTCAGGTATTACAGGAAGTAGTGGAACTAGTGGTTCATCAGGAAGTAGTGGTAGTTCAGGTTCTTCAGGTATTACAGGAAGTAGTGGAACTAGTGGTAGTTCAGGAACATCAGGTAGTAGTGGTTCATCAGGAAGTTCTGGTTCATCGGGTATTACAGGTAGTAGCGGAACGTCAGGTTCTTCGGGTACCTCTGGCTCAAGTGGAAGTGCTGGGTCATCAGGAAGTTCAGGTTCAGGTTCTTCGGGGACTAGCGGTTCATCAGGAACATCTGGTTCGAGTGGCTCGTCAGGTTCATCAGGTTCAAGTGGGTCTAGCGGCTCTTCGGGAACATCAGGTTCATCAGGCTCAAGTGGAAGTTCAGGTTCTTCAGGAAGTACAGGGTCAAGAGGTACCAGTGGTTCATCGGGAACTTCAGGTTCTAGCGGTACAAGTGGAACTTCAGGAAGCGCTGGGTCATCGGGTAGTTCTGGTTCAAGTGGAACAAGTGGTTCTTCAGGAACATCAGGAAGTGCTGGCTCATCAGGTAGTTCTGGTTCGTCGGGTATCACAGGAAGTAGTGGAACAAGTGGTTCTTCAGGAACATCAGGAAGCGCTGGGTCATCGGGAAGTTCTGGTTCAGGTTCATCAGGAACTAGCGGTTCTTCGGGAACATCAGGAAGTGCTGGGTCATCAGGAAGTTCAGGTTCAGGTTCTTCAGGAACAAGTGGTCTAGATGGTATTAGTGGAACATCTGGTTCAAGTGGGTCATCAGGTTCAGGTTCTTCAGGAACATCTGGTTCGGGTTCAAGTGGGTCATCAGGAAGCTCTGGTTCATCGGGTAGTACGGGTTCAAGAGGAACTAGTGGTTCATCGGGAACTTCAGGGTCATCAGGTACTTCAGGTTCATCGGGAACTTCAGGGTCAAATGGAAGTAGTGGTACTAGCGGTTCATCTGGAACATCAGGTACTTCAGGTAGTTCGGGTTCATCAGGTAGTTCAGGTACTGCTGGTTCATCAGGAACATCAGGTTCTGGTTCAAGTGGTTCTTCAGGTACTGCGGGTTCATCGGGGACTTCAGGTTCTGGCTCAAGTGGTTCTTCAGGTACCGCGGGTTCATCTGGGACATCAGGTTCTGGTTCAAGTGGTTCTTCAGGTACTGCTGGTTCATCAGGAACATCAGGTTCTGGTTCAAGTGGTTCATCAGGAAGTTCTGGTTCAGGTTCATCAGGAACAAGTGGTGTTGATGGAGCGGCGGGTGGTTCGTTCACTTTAGGACTTGTTTATACAACTGCAAACAATTTTAACTATATATAATATTTATAATAAAAGAAATTAAACTAATATAATAATATGCCAGCAAATACAGCTCCAATTTTTACACTAACACCTGAGATTATGTGGACGACTAATATGACGGTTGCCAATACAGGTAACTTGTCTGCGGGAACTTCATATATGGTTTTTAGTGCGAATACTAACGGAAGTTATGTTCAAAAGATAAGATTTAGACATCAGTCCACTAACACGAATAATGCCGCTACAATGGCTAGGGTTTTTATAAATAATGGAGGCGCTTTGGCAACTCCCAATAACAGCACAATTTGGGATGAAATCACAATTGCTGCAAATACTGCGTCTCAAACTAGTGCGTCAACAAACTATGAATTACCATTAAACTTTGCATTACCTGCCGGATATATTATGTATTGTACCATAGGTACAGCAGTTGTTGCGGGAATACAAGCTACAGTTATAGGAGGAGATTACTAATGATATACTATGAAATTGTTTTTGAATACGGTAGTCCTGTAAGTGAAGGATACCAAGAGTTAAATAATGAAGGTACCGAGTTACTTAGATTAACTGATTTAAGTGGTAACACTTTAGTTATAGAAGGTCCGTATGGATATAGATTTAAATATTCGCCACCACGTAAAGTAACACCATCATGGGCGTAATGTATTATGATAGATTATTATCATTTAGCGGATAATCAATATAAAGACCAAGTCTTTATTGGACCTATTGGTAATAATACCGCTTCAAGCGTTTTTTATTGGATTAAACCAAGAGGTATTACCATGATACACATCACGGCAATTGGTGCTGGTGGTGGAGGTGGTTCAGGTAACTCATCTGTTAGTACCGCTGCGTCTGGTGGTTCAGGTGGTGGCTCGGGGGCTATAACAAGACTTACTATTCCTGCGATTTTTTTAACCGACAGTTTAGAAATAACTGTCGCTGCGGGTGGTATTGGTGGCTCTGGAGGTAGTGGAGGAGCAACTGCGGGTAATACTTTTGTTGATTGTGCTAGAGGTAGTGACGTTGCGGCAACAAGAGTAATACAGGCTAATGGTGGTCAAGGTGGTAACGTAGGTGTTGCGGGAGGTGCTTCGGCTGGAGGTGGTGCAGGGGCTATTGGTGCACAGACTAACGCTGTTTATCAAGCATTAGGGACTTTTTTATCTATCGCAGGTCAGGCGGGTGCCGCAGGTGCTAACGCGGCAATAGGTGGTAGTGTGACAATTAACGGTAATAGTACAACTGTATCAGGAGGAGCCGCTGGAGGTGGAAAAAGTGCAGCTAACGGAAATTTTAATGGTGGTAATGTTTCAGGTGTTTTATTTATGCCTTCATCTGTGGGTGGTACAGGTGGAGGTGCTGGAGGTGCTCAAAATGGTGGTAGCGGAACTTCTAGATTAAAAGGTTTTTATAGTGTTGGTGGAGCTGGTGGTGGTTCTGTTGCTGGTGGTACTGGAGGTTCTGGTGGTAAGGGTGAGATTGGAAGTGGAGGTGGAGGTGGAGGTGCTGGAACCACAGGTGGAACAGGTGGAAATGGTGGACCTGGTATGGTAATAATTACATGTTGGTAATAAGTATATAATATGAGTTTTTTATATAATTTAGCGGATACAACGTATAAAACGAGTGTGTTTTATCAGTCGGGTAGTTGGATAAAACCACCTGGTATAACTATGTTATCTATCACGGCAATTGGTGCTGGAGGTGGTGGTGCTGGTGGTGCGACAAACACATCCGCTAACGCAAGGTCAGGTGGTGGAGGTGGAGGTTCAGGTGCGATTACAAGAGTAATAATTCCTGAAATGTTTGTAACAGATTCACTTATAATAAATATTGGTTTAGGAGGGGCAGGTGGAGCCTCAGGTGCAGGTTCAGGTAGTGTGGGAGGTAACACGTCTGTTGATATGCCAGTTCCACGTAATAATGGTGTATCTACTTTTGTTGTTGTTGCTTCAGGGGGAACAGGTGGTGTTGGTGCGACAGGGGGAGTTGGTGCGACCGCGGCTAACGTTGCTCAAGCTTTATATTCAACATTAGGACAATGGTTTGCTCTTGGAGGTCAAGGTGGTGGTAACGGAACAACTACAAATGGCACTTCAGTTACTTATGGTGCGACTATTGGGTTACCATTCACATCAGGTGCTGGTGGAGGGGGTATGGCAGCAGGTGCGACTACGGCAACAAACGGTGGTAATTTGACAGGTGGTGGTTTTGTACCAACAAATCCTGGCGGTATTGGAAATACTATAACATCTGATGGGACACCTGGTGTATTTTCATTAACACCATTTTATTCTGTCGGAGGAAGTGGAGGTGGTGGTGGAGGAACAACTCCTGTTTCAGGTGGTGCTGGTGGTAATGGTAATATTGGATGTGGTGGTGGAGGAGGTGGTGCAGGTACTTCACCCACAGGTGTTGGAGGTGTTGGTGGAAGAGGTGGTGATGGTTTGGTAATAATACAGTGTTGGTAAAAATATAACTATGGATTTTGCATATAATTTAACAAATATTGGTCATAAAGTACAAATCTTCAGTAGTGCGGGTGTTCATAATTGTGCATTACCTAACGGTGTTTCTATGGTACATGTTGTTTTAATAAGTCCAGGCGGTGGTGGTGGTGGAGGTTTTACAGATGCAACTGGAGCTGCTGGTGGTGGTGGAGGTGGAGGTTCAGGTGCGATTAACCGTATTATTATTCCAAGGATATTTTTAACTGATAATTTAATAGTTACTGTTGGCGCTGGTGGGGCTGGAGGTGCTGCAAATACTGTTGGTTCTAACGGAGGTTCAACTTCAATTGCAACAAATGTTGGAGGTGTTGGAAACGCACAAACGTATCTACTAATTAGTCTTAACGGTGGTTCAGGTGGAAACCCTGGAACTGTAGGTGCGGGTGGTACAGGAGGTAATGGGGGTACTGGCACAGCGGCTAACATAGCTGCCATGACATCCTTAGGTGAATTTGTTGCAAGGGCGGGTATTAATGGTATTGCGGGTAGTGCAACTGGTGTTCCTACTGTAAACACATACGGGACAGGGGTAGTCCCACTTGGTTCGGGATGTGGAGGTGCGGGTCGTACCGCAGGTAACGTGACCTCAGCTGGAGGTTCTATTACAGGTGCAGGGTTTGTTCAAAATGTCGCAGGTGGTGCAGCAGATGGTGGTAGAGGTATTGACGGTATGTTTATGTGGAAACCTTTTGTATCTCTTGGTGGTACAGGAGGAGGTTCGGCAAACGTTGCTGGTGGTAATGGTGGTGATGGAGGACCTGGTAGTGGTGGAGGTGGTGGAGGTGCTGGAACCACAGGTGGAACAGGTGGGAGAGGTGGAAATGGATTAGTAATTGTAACTTGTTGGTAATTATATAATATGACATACGTTGAAATATCCAATATTAATGGAACACCTCCCTTTCAAATTTATTTATGTGATTTCGCGGGTAATAATTGTTCTTTGGTTCAAACGGAATATGACCCTGTTTATTGGCCTGTTATTGTTAATTTACCTATATCTCTTACAGGGTCAACAACAGTGTTTTGTAAAGTTATTGATGGTAATTCTTGTGAAACAACTCAAATACTTTCATGTTAAATAAATTAAGTGTGGATAAAAACAGTTTTTTTGTTATTTATAAGTAATGGCTTTTGGATTTCAAAATTGTTGTGATATTGAGGACTATTTCTATGTAAATGGTATACCTGGTTCTGTTTCAGAATATGAAATTTATTATATTGAAACAACACAAGGTGATACGTTATGTGGAACATACGTTGAATTACCTGAATTATTTTATGAACCTTTGATTTATGATTTAGTTGGTATGACTGCACAGACATCTTGTGCTAATTGTATTTTATTAAATCCTTGTCCAACAGGTATTACAATTGATTTTGGTAGTCAGAGTACAGGTATTTTTACAACAGTAAATGAATGTACTGTTAAAACAATTTTTCCATTCTATGTTGAATGTGATAGTGTGTTCCCAACATTAGACGGGTCAACAACTGGTTCAGTTAGTTTATTTGTTACAGGTGGTACACCACCATATAGTTTTTATAGTGCGGGAACTGAAACTCAAATTGGTCAAGCTATAGAGCCAACAAATAATACATATTTACTTTATAATGATGTTATACCTGGTACATACTCAACAATAGTTGCGGACTATTATGGTGATAATGTACAAACTATTGATTGTGTTATTCCTGAGTTACCTGATAACATTTATGCTGAGTGTCAGGTTACAAATCCTACTATTAATGGATTTAATGATGGTAGTTTAACATTGTATGTTACAGGTGGAACACCACCATATAATTACTATTACTCAGGTTCTTCTATAACATTACCACTTACTAATTTAAGTGCTGGAACATACAACATAACTGTTGTTGATAGTGGTATTGGAATTTATTCACAAACTGCAACAACATCTTGTTTGGTTGAGAATCCTGCTGAGATAATTTATCCTGATAAATTATGTATGAATTTTGATTATTGTGGTGTTGAGTTTTATTTGAATTTTACAAGTGCATCAACCTACAATTTAAGACCGTTATATACTCTTGATAATCCTTCTGAGATTTCTGTTACAGGAATGAGTTTATTTTGGGATACAAGTTGGGTAAGTTCAGTTGAAAACCATAATGCTCCATTACCAATACCAACACAGTGTCAACAAGAACAAACTTCTTCATTTACTATTCAAAATCCTTTTGCGATTAAACCACAAGATAGTGGTTGGTACGGTTCAGGTACATTTACACCTGGGCCAAGTATATCATCAATTATTGTGACTTCAGGTGTTTGCTCGGCAATAACACCTACATTAACTGTACAAGTTGAAAATTATTGTGATAATTCAACACAGTGTCAAGGTGGTGTAACTTTAATACCTAGTTCATCATTTGGTGGGCCATATATTTATTTTGTTGATGATGTTGAACAAAACTCACCTGTATTTTTTGGATTATGTAGTGGGGGACACACAGCTCAAGTAATAGACGGTGATGGTAATTTAAGTGATATTGTTTCATTTAATATTACATCAACAACACCTTCAACTATCACGTATTCAAATTGTGCATTTTCTGCTGGGGCTCTTGTTAATTTGAATACAGGTGGTAATCAAAAATGGAATTTTAAAACTGTAATATCTAATATACCTTCATCGTGTCAACTAATTGGTAAAGTTAGAATTACTTATCAATATTTTTACTCTGGTGCCACGGCAAGTATTGGGATATCGCCATTATTACCATCGGGTACTTGGAACTTAATTATTGACCAATCAACAACACAACCTGCGGTTGGTAATTGTCCACCATATGTAATTTATACTAAAGTTTACGAGTCAACAAATTATACACTAAATGTTTTTGGGTCAACAATTCAAATAAATAATTGTGGTTTTGCATGGGTATTTAATAATCCATCCGGTCTTTGTAGTAATAAAGATGTACGAGGTATTGTAACAGTTCAAATGTATTCAATCACTCCTAGTGGGGCTCAGTGTTGTATAACCATACCTCCTACTTATACTATTGGAACATCTACTGTTCATATGAGGTATAATAAAACATCACCACCAATTCCAATTACACTAACTAATACGTCACTTATTTGTAATCCAAGTGCTCCTTCACCACCGGAAGAAAACACACAATAAAAATGAAACAAAGATAATTATAAACAATGGGATATATTATAAAAGAAAATCAAGGATTATTAATTACAAGATTAACGGATACTGGACGTAAAAAAATTTCTGAAGGTAATTTTAATGTTTCTTATTTTCAAATCGGAGATAGTGAGGTTAATTATAATGCAATTACAAATTATGATATAACTAATTTTCAAATACTTGAACCGTCATATAATGCTCAAAATTCTACAGGGGTTCCTAACTCAACTAAAAATGATGTAAAATATCCTTTTTATTTACAAGGTTCTTCAGGACTAACTTATGGTATTCCATTTATGGCATCTTCGGATGAGTCAGTATTTAATACTGCATCACCTAACGGTTTCTTTGTAACCGCGAGTACGGCATCTACTTGTTTTAGTCCTTATCATACAAGTGCATATACCTATAATTCAGAATATGTTGTAAACTTATCAGGATTAACTGGTAACACTTCAGTTTTAACACTTATTTCTAATCCTTGTCCTGATTCTGTATCAGCAACAACTATTTCTGCGGGAACTCTTGTAACTATTTTTATGAGTGGTGGAAGTTCATGTGGATGTATTGATTCTTGTTATCCTGTATTAACCTACCAAGTTCAGAGTTGGAATTCAGGAACAACACAACTTGTTGTTGATAGATTATTACCTAATTTATCAGGTAATACTGGTCAAGCTAGATTATTTTTCTACCCATCAGGTATGACAGGTTATGATTTACCGACACCTATGAATTATTGGAGTGATAGTGTTATTAATTATGAATCAGTTTGTACACCTGAAGATGGGTTAGTTAAAATTTGGAATATGAATATTCCGTGGTCTGAAAGTCCTGCGGGATTAATTTCCACATTATATAGTCAATATGGTGAATTTGGTTCCAAAGATTATATTAGTACCAAAGAATATTACGGGTATATGTCTTCAAGTGGACAAACAGATACATCAGGTGTTACATATTATAATTCATACGGTGAACAAATATTAGTAACCCCTGAAGAACAAAAAGCAATTTCAATTGTTCACTATACAAACAATACAATAATTAATTTTTATGGTGAGAAATTTGCTTGTGAGGCATATGATACAACAAATCCTGGTGCAACAGGACAAGCAAGGAATTTTACAATTAACCTACCTTGGTTAATGTGGCATAAAAATCCAATAAGTTGTTGTAGTGGAGAAACATTTTGGATTGACCCTCCAGGGTTTGATGGATATGATTTATTAACACCTTATTATATTCAATCAAATGAAAATCTTGATATGAATAATCCGGGTATTAGGTATTTTCATTTATATGATACTCACCCAAATCCTGATGGAAGACCAAGTAGAGTTGGTAAAGTATTTCCTGATGATAAGGTAATTGTTTTTGATGATGAGGAAATTATTGCGGCAATGACTTATGTTGCAAATAGAAACTATACACTACCTGCACCAAAACTTGGATATAGTGCACCTGGACTTTGTAACGATACATCAACTGATGGATTACTTGACAATGATAATCAATGTGTATGGGTAACATATGGTTTTGATAGTCCTTGGACAGGGATGCATTGTAACTATTATCAAAAGATAATTGGGCCTGTTACTGGATGTGGTCTAACTGAACAAAACGTAACAGTTAAATTTGGAAACGAATTTAAATGTATGACAACAGGTACAACACAAGGATTTTCTGCAACTGACTTTTACATTTTAGCACAAACAGGAACAACATCTCAGAATAGACCTAATCCAAACAATTGGGTTAGAATGAACTATTCTACCGCATTATCAGGTGGTTATATCAATCCATCAGGTCTTACGGCAACAACATTTACAATTACACCTACAACTTATGCTAATGGGGCAACATATAATTTAGGTAATCAATTAGAATTACCAACTATTAGTGGTAGTTCGTCAACATTATATTTTGGTGATGAATATTTCTTCTACGGAAATGTTAATACTGATATTCAGGCAACAATTTACGAAATGAGATATCTTATAAATTTACCAAACGCTCAATTTGTAAATTCATCAAATCCTACTTGGACACAAGGTGTTACACCTTATATGTCTGAAATAGGATTATATGACGCTAACAAAAACTTACTTGTATTATCTAAATTCCAATCACCTCAAGTTAGACAAGGTATACAACAAGCAGTTGTTAAGTTAGATTTCTAAATTATTTACAATTAAGTTAATTACTTTAATATTAAATCTAATAACTAATATTAGATATGGCAAAAAGTATAAAAAATTCTCCTAAGATTTTGGGTTTAGACGTTTCAACTAAAACTATTGGTGTTGCGTTATTTGATTTATCTTCAAGAGATTTATTAGAGTTGACACATGTTTCACCACAACCGAAACCTCAACCCGATAATAAGATGGAGGAACTACTTCTTAAGTCTGCAACATTCAGAAAGAAGCTTGAGGAATATAAAGGTGTTGGTGTTGTTAGATGTGTAATTGAAGAACCTTTATTAAATAGTAATAATGCTTATACCATTGGTACTTTATTACGATATAATACATTGATTAGTAAAGAGGTATATGATGTGTTAGGTATTGTCCCTGAATATATCTCAACGTATAATTCAAGAAAAGAGGCTTGGCCTGAATTAGTTAGAAAAAACGAAAAAGGTAAGTTTGTTTTATTTGGTGGTTACCCAAAAGATTGTGATAAGAAGATGATTATATGGGAACTTGTTGCGAAAAGAGAACCACAAATTAATTGGTTATATACAAGAAACAATACTTTAAAGAAAGAGAATTTTGATATGACAGATGCTTATACTGTTGTATTAAGTTATCTAAACGCTAAAAAATAATAAGATTTTTATTTAAAATTTAAGGTGTCATTCGACACCTTTTTTGTTATGTACATAATACTGATACAGTATTTGATATACTATTTTCAACGTAAATTCTATCGTATTTAGCGTCATAAGCAATACCTCTTGGACCGTCACCAACAGTGATTGTTTTAACGACTTCATTAGTGTTAATATCGATTACTGATACATTATCAGTTACTAAATTAGTGACATATAATCTATTACTATTAACATCAAATGCCATACTTTGAGGATTTGTACCAATACCAACTGTAATAGTTGTTCCTGTTGTATTTGTTACTGGATTAATTGTTATTACTTGGTTAGTACCATTTAATACTGTGTATACCGTATTATTTGTTGGAACATATAAACAATATCTTGGTAAAGAACCTGAAGGCATTGTTATAGTTGATGCGGTAATACCTTTTATTGTATCAATAGATACGACGGTATTACTTAAACTATTTGGAACGTATACTTGTAAATTATTTTCATTAAATCCTGGTTGAATTGGTCTAGTACCGGTAGTGTAAGTGTTAACAATTGTACTAACAGGTATTGAACTCACAGTTCCTGCGTTATATTCAGCAACATATAATACCTCATTAACTGTATCATATGTTAAACCATAAGGGCCATTACCAACAGGTATTGTTGATAGAACGGTAAGTGTAAGAGGATTTATAACTGATATTGTATTATCTGCGAAATTAGTAACGTATAGTAATTTACTATCATTACTTAATACCCCACCTCTAGGTTGATTACCAACAGAAATTGTTGATACAATAGAGTAATCATTAATATCGATTACTGAAACATTATTACTTGTTTCGTTAATTACATACATGTATTCATTAACTTCGTCAAATACTATAAAGAATGGACCTGTTCCCACTGATATTGTTTGTATTATGTTTGGACATGATTGAGTGGCAGTTGGTGTTGGTGTTACAGTTGGTGTTGGTGTTGCGGTTGGAATTGGAGAACAAAACTCACAATCAAATAAATTACCACTTTCAATAGATTGAAGAATATTAGTAGGGGAACCTAAAATATCAGAATCGTAAGTTACACAAACAGATTTAAAATCAATTATTGCGCTAAATGTAGAACCTGTATTAAAAGGTATTGTTTCACCGACAACGTATTTGTTAGATGAGTTACAATCTAAAAGTAACTTTGAATATAAACTTGTAAATTTAGATGAAAACGTATCGTATATTACCGAACCACTTACAACAACACCTTTAACTGCATTTGTCGGTGTTACACTTGGTGTTGGTGAAGGACCTGGATAATTGTAGTTTACACCACTAAACGATAATGATTTACCATTACATAAAGGAGTTGGTGTAGGTGTTGTTGTTGGTGTGTTAGTTGGTGTTAACGTTGGTGTTGGTGTCGGAGTTGCTCCTGAAGTTACGTTACAATCAAATACTGCTGTAAAATCAAAAGTGTTACAAGCGTCGGTATTTGATGGGGTAGGTGTTGGACATGACGACCCAAAATAGGTTACATCTAAATCAGGGCAAACGGTATTACTACCTGTTGGCCCAAATAGTTTACATTCACCGTTTACACAAGTTGATAGACACCATCTTGTTTCACCTGTGTTGTAGTATATGTAATAAGGATTTGTATTATCTGGTTTATAAAATACATTTTTACCATTAAACACATCATAGTTGTAATAAGTGCCATCATAATTTGTATAACCACTCAAATTTGTGAATACACAATAACTCGATTGTGGACATGCGGTATATACAGGTGATGGTGTTGGGGTTGATGTTGGAGTTGTTGATAATGTTGGTGTTGGTGTTTCACAAAAAGTTGGTAAAGGTGTTTTAGTAACTGTTGGTGTTGGAGTTGTTGTTGGCGTTATTGATAAAGTTGGTGTTGGTGAACTTGTTACAGTTGCTGTTGGTGTTATTGTTGGTGTAACACTTGGTGTTGGGGTAACCGTTCTTGTTGGTGTATGTGTTGGAGTAATACTTGGTGTTGGGGTGTTAGTTGGTGTTTTTGTTACTGTAGGTGTATTAGTTGGTGTTATACTTGGAGTTGGTGTTATAGTTGCGGTTACTGATGGTGTTGGAGTACTAGTTGATGTTTTGGTTGGTGTTGGGGTTTTAGTTTGTGTTGGAGTATTAGTTGGGGTTTTTGTTACCGTAGGAGTAGGTGTTGGAGTTTTTGTTGGAGTGGGGCTTGGCGCTGGTGTTGATGTAGGTGTTGGTGTTGGACCGGGGACACAAGGATTAACTGTGGTACATGCGGTACAAGATGAATATGATTTTACATCTAAAGATATAATATTGTATATTGGTGTTCCTGTTACAAAACCTGTTGTTATATATTGTGAACAACCTGTGTAAAAATCTGTTACCAAATAATACGAATAACCGGAAGTGAACGTTCCAGCAGAATACGTTGATTGAATTTGGAACGTAGTTCCACTACAACAACCCGAAAATGAATACCAACTTAATGCCAATTTTTTATATACTTGTGCAACCTGTTATTATACACCCATCTGAATCAACGACCTTCATACAATAGTAAGTAAATTTTTCTATTGGAGAAGGAACTGTAAAATCATAAGGTAAATCGCCGCTATCAATACTTGTAATATAATAACAAGGAGAACCACCTGAAAGACATATATAAACATCAAAGGGGGATGCTCCTGAAATAACGTTACTTAGTGTAATTGTTGTTGGCATATGATATAAATATAAAAGGGTTTAAAACTTTGTGAAGTTTGACAACAATAAGTTTTTATCTTATTATTAAGAAAATGGACGAAGACGAAATTTTACTTGAAATTATAAGGGACTTATTTGGTAAAGAGAAACATTATTATGCTTCAAAGGGTCAGATTTCTGTAAATTGTCCTTATTGTGATGATGGAAAAAACAAGGGGAATCTTGAGATTAATATTAATGAACACGTTTATAAATGTTGGGCTTGTTCTGAGTTCAACGGGACACATGGTGTTTTAGGTAAACTAATTGATTTATTTGGGACAAAAAATCAAAAGAAAACTTACGATTTATTTAAACCTGAAGAACACAAATCAAAACATGTTGAATTAAAAAAGTTAAAGTTACCAAAAGAGTTTATTTCTATTAAGGATGCTAACCCACTTCATATTCCACATAGAGAAGTTTTAAAATATATTAAGACACGTGGTATTACTGATGAGATGATTGAAAAGTTTAACATTGGTTTTGCAACTGAAGGTGAATATGGTGGACGAATTATTATGCCGTCATATGGATTAGACGGAGAGATTAATTACTTTATTTCAAGAGCTTGGTTTAAGACAAAGAACAAATATAAAAACCCTGAATACCCAAAGGAAACAATTATATTCAATGAGAAACTAATTGATTGGGAGAAACCTATTTATATCTGTGAAGGCGCCATAGATGGGTACTTTACACCTAACCCTGTTGTTCTATTAGGTAAGGTGCTATCCGATTTATTATTTGAAACAATATATACCAAAGCTAAGTCCGATGTTATTATATGTTTGGACGCTGATGCTTGGAAAGACGCTCAAAAACTTTATAACCAACTAAATGGAGGGAAGTTAAGAGGGAGAGTGAAGATTCTAAAATTACCAAAAGATTCTGACATTGCAGATTTGAAAGGTAAGATAGATGATTATTTTTATGAAATGAGTTATTAAAATGGAATTAAAAGAAATTGCTTTAGAATTACGAGAAATTTTAGAGAACAAAAGAAAAGAGTTGGAGTTAACCTTTATTGAGGATACCCACACGTATTTTATGAAAGATGTTGATGGTGTTGTTAAAAACAATTTCCCATCAGTATCAAAGGTGTTAAAGAAGTTCTACCCTGAGTTCCCAACTGACGAAGCTGCGGAAAAGAAATCAAAAGGTGACCCTGTAATTAAACAACAACTGATTGAGGAATGGGCGGCCGCTGGTGATTATTCTACCAATATGGGTAGTAGGGTTCACTTCTTTTTGGAGAAGAAGTTGATTGAAAGTAGTGGAAGTTATAAAGAAGTTCGTCAACCAATTTTTGATTGTGATGTTACACAGATTCTAAAGGGTGATAGTATGATTACTGCAGGTTCCAAATTTCTAAAACTAATGAAAGAACGTGAAGTTGTTTTGTTGGATACGGAGATTGTTTTGGGTCATCCTGAATTAGGATATACAGGACAACCCGATAAGGTTTGGTTAGTGATAAATAAGAAGAAAGACGGGTTTGGGTTATTGATAACTGACTGGAAGACAAACAAACCTAAAAACTTTGAAAGTAATAACTTTACAAAACCTATGTATAAACCATTCCAAAACCTACCAAATACGGCTCTTGGGCACTATTATGTTCAACTACCTTTATACGGTAAGTTAATCTTAAAAATGTTGGAAGGAACAAAATACGAAAACATGAAATTATATGGATGTATTGTCGTATTATTGCAAGAGGATTCAGAGTTCAAAGAGTTTAGAGTACCACAAGATGTGATAGATACTGTGATGACTATGAATGTAAAGGACTATCTGAATTGACAATCCCACTAAAAAGTTATATATTTAACAACTATGATAAAACTAACATTTAACACAACAGACAAAACAGCGTTTGTTGATTTTGGAAATCAAACGAGTAATAACTATCTTAATGTGTCAACCGTACAAGTAAGGGAAGGTTACTACGAAGTAATGATTAAAATTGATGAGAAATCTAAACCAGTACTTAGAGTACCGATTAATAATACAATAATGTTTATAGAAGAATAATATGGAACTAGAAAAACCAAGAATTAATTTACGAGAAATGGATTTCATCGTTTGTGACAAATGTGGTCATAACGAGTTTAAAGAAGTCACTTACCTAAAACGTGTACCAAAGTTACTAACTGGCTCACCTGATGATACCGTTGTACCATTTCCAACATACGCTTGTTTAGCTTGTGGTAATGTAAATGAAGAGTTAAACCCATTTCATATTGAATCTCCGAAATTAGAACTATGATAAAAAAATTAGTTCATTTTTCTGATTTACACATTAGGTTGTTCAAAGACCACCAATTGTATAAGTCAATTTTAGAAGAGGCGTTTAAACAATGGAAAGATATTGCTCCTGATAGAATTGTATTCACTGGTGACTTGGTTCATAGTAAGAACCAAATGACACCTGAACTTGTTGAGTTCATCGCGTGGGTATTGACCGAGTGTTCAAAGATTGCTAAAACAATCTTAATACCTGGTAACCACGACTTCCTTGAAAACAATATGGAACGATTGGACGCTCTAACACCTGTGGTTGATTCACTTAAAAATGATATGGTGGTTTACTACAAGAACAGAGGTGTGTATCAGGATGATAACATTGATTGGTGTGTGTATTCACTTATGGACCATAACATCCCACCTACAATTGAAAAAACTGATAGAGTTAAGATTGGATTATTTCACGGGCCAGTTCAGGGACTTACAACCAACTTAGGATTTAAGTTTGAGGATGGGTTTGAAACATCAAAGTTTGATGGATGTGACTTGGTATTATGTGGTGATATTCACAAGAGACAAATCTTTGATATACCTGGTGGTAAGAAGGCTTATATGATTGGTTCAACCATTGGACAGAACTATGGTGAAACGGTAACCAAACACGGATATGGAATTTACGATGTTGAAAAGGATGAATACACGACAGTTGATTTATTCAACCCAAAACCTTTCATATCATTTAGAATAAACTCATACGAAGATATTGAAAATGGAACAGAAAAATTCGTTAACTATTGAGTTATCTAAACAGGATGTTGAGGATTTTAACTCGTTCTGTAAGATTAATGAAATAACCGACCCTAATGGTTTTGTTAAATTATGTTTCCGTAAAGGATACTATATTGAAAAATATGGATTACTTAACCAAGGGAACTTACCTGATGTAATTGACAGAGAATTTGAAAAGGAAGTTGTTGTTGAGGATAACTCAAAGATTGAAGAACTACAAAATGAAATTTACATTCTTAAAGGTAAATTGGAAGATAAAAAGGAAGTAGAATGTGGTAAACTACAGGAAACCCTTTTTGAACTAAACAGACAATTAAGTGATAAAAATAACACAATAAAAGAATTAACAAGAAAGGTGAATGAGCTTGAAGATATGACAAAAACTTCTTATGCTTTCTACCTGAAGAATTCAAACTTAACAAATAGAATATGACACAGTTAGTATTATTTATGATTTTAGCCTACGGGTTTTCAACAATTATGGTTTATGGAACCATCTTTAAAGGAATGAGAGATTTTATCAAAGCTTATGGAAACTCCGATTTAATTTTTTCAGACACATTCAATTTTATTTCAGGTATTTTATCCTGTATGATGTGTTGTTCCACTTGGGTAGGATTTTTCGTGGGAGCAGTTTTATTCTCACCTACATATCAATTTTTCGGAACAAGTCCATACATTTCATGGTTCTTTGACGGATTATTCGCGTCAGGTGCGGTATGGGCAATCAACGCTTTCATCGAATGGTTTGAAGTAAACCGACCAGCTAAAATAGATTAATTTAAAAACCAAATAAATATATGCCAAAGTCAAGATTAAGACCAAACCACAAGCAGAAGGTTGCTGCGTGGAAATTAAGAAACATCCATGCTGAAAGACGCTATCAAAGAACAATGTCAGAATTGTTTGAAAAAATGAGACAAGCGGCTTCTGAAAAAACAGAAGGTGAAGAAACAAATGGACCTGTTCAGCCCGCAAATTAATTTCACAAAAGTTAGAATGATAAAAGATTTAGATTTTTCAAAACTTGAGAATCCTTACGTACAAGTAGTATGGGAAGACACACCAGAGAATTTTACACAAGAAAAGTTAAAAAGTGTGAAAGCATACTTTCAAAAAAAGTATTCAACTACAAGCGTAAATGTTATTACCAAGTTAAAGAAAACAGAAGAGGTACAAGACAATGTTGATGTAACTATCAACATTATGGACGAGAACTATCAACACGATTTGATTAAGTCCATCCTTCAATCTAAATCTCAAGAAAACCTTTACGAAGATATACTGAAGATTGACTCGGCGGTAAACAATAAGATGATTGCCGAACAAGATGAGATTGCTTCATTTAAAAAGTGGTATATCAAGAAGATTGAGTTTTCTAACTTTCTATCTTATGGTGAAAACCAACATATAAACTTCGAAAAGTTGGGTGGGATTACTGTGATTGAATCAGACCCACCTAACTTTGGAGGTAAAACTGTGTTGTCTGTGGATTTGTTAATGTTCTTGTTTTTCAATACAACAACAAAAACAAACAAAGCTGAAGAAATATTCAACAGATATTCTGACAAAGATAAAGTATCTGTTCGAGGTGAAATTGTGATTGATGGTGAAGATTATATTATTGTTCGTGAACTTGAACGTAAGAAATCTAAGTCAGGTGAATGGAATGTTAAAACAGAATTAGATTTTTTTAAGAAGTTTCCCGATGGTTCATTGGTTAAATTTACAGGTGAACAACGACGTGAAACTGAAAAGTTCATTAAGACATCCATTGGAAGTTATGAGGACTTCTTGATGACGATATTAACTACTGGTACTAACCTTGAGGACTTGTTGGAGGCAAAACCAACGGCTCGTGGACAAGTCCTATCAAGATTTTTAGGATTAGATTTTCTTAAAAGAAAAGAAGAGACTGGTAAAGAAATCTATTCAGAGTTTTCCAAGTCAATGATTTCAAACATTTACAATACTGAAACATTGAAGAATGAGAACGAAGAACTATTGGTTAAAAACCAAGAGTTTGAAAAGAACATTATAGAAAGTGAAGTTAAGATTGAAGATGTTAAGGGTAGGATTGTTAAAGGACAAGAATATCGTGATAATCTTTTGAAATCAAAGGTTGTTGTTGATAGAGAAATTTCATTACTTAATCCTGACAATACAAAGAAAGAAGTTGAAAACTTTGAACATCAAATCAAACAAAACGTTCAGTTAAGAGATGGTGTTAAGATTGTTGAACCTTCGGAGTTTTATTATGAGAATGAACATGATAAGGTTAAGGAAGAGTATCAGAAAACCTATAAGCAAAAGGTTGAGTTAGATACCAACATATCATCCATTCAAAAGTTAAAGAGTTCGGTAAGTGGTGGTATCAAGTGTGAACACTGTGGTATTGAACTTATGAACGCCGCAATTACCCAATCAAGAATTGCTGAACTTGACGGACTTATCGGGAAAAAAACCCAAATTGAGGGGTTAATGCAAGAATTATCGGACAAAGAACAAGGATTTGTTAAACTTAAAAAGGACTTTGATGAGTATGAAAGAAACAAACTTGTATACGAAAAATACCAAGCGACTATTGAAAACTTTGAATTAAAGAAAGAAAGTTTGTTAGACAAGTTAAAAAGGTATGATGAGCTACAAGATGTTATTAAATCTAACGAACAGATTGAAAGTCAAATTATTAAGGCAAATCTAAGATTAGAAGAATTAAAACGAGAGGAACAACTTGTCCAACAAGAGGTTTCTAATACAAGATTTAAGATAACTAATAACCTTGAAAAGATTAATTCTAACAACAACTTAATCATTAAGATTTCCGAAGAACAACAAAAAGAAGTTAAGTATAAAGTTTATTTAGAGTTGTTTGGTAAGAACGGTATTTCAAAAAGAATTATGAAGAGTATGATGCCTTTGATTAACTCTGAACTTCAACGATTATTGCAGGACTCTTGTTACTTCAGATTGGAAATTCGTATTAGTGAAAAGAATGAGGTTGAATTTTGGATGATAGACAATAATACTCAAATTGAAAAGTTAATGACTTCAGGTTCAGGATATGAAAAGACAATTGCGTCACTGGCATTGAGAGCGGTGATGGCTAAAGTATGTTCTTTACCTAAACCAAACATTACAGTATTTGATGAGGTATTTGGTAAGATTTCTAACGACAACTTAGAAATGGTTTATGAGTTCTTTATTAAGATTAAAGAATACTTTGAAAACATACTTGTTATTACTCACAACCCTATGATTTCGAATTGGTCTGATAACATTATCAAGATTACAAAAACTGACAACATTTCCAAAGTTTCACAATAAGTTTGGTAAATTAAAAAATTGTATTATCTTTGTAGAACTATGATTATGGATTACATATTATTCGCATTCGGGGAATATAAAGAAAACCCACAGGCTTTAAACCTTTTAACTGAAACAGTATCACAGATATCAAATGGTGAGATAAAATTCCAACATGGGGATAGTGGTGTCATAATAACATTTGGCACGAAGTTGGATTGGGAACATATAGACGACTATATGAAAAAAAATATTGTTAAATTAACGGCAATGTATTTTGTTTTTCCTATTGACCCTGACATGATATATTCTATGAACGAAGAGATAGAAAAACATTTGTTTGGAAACACTGACATTTTGACAGAAAAAGAAGAATTAAAATATAATAAATACACAAGTGATAGTACGGGAATTCCAGAATTTTTCGGAGGTATTCATATTCACAAGTCTCGTTCTTTTGATGATTTCTTTAAGCTCTTTTATGAAGAAGTTATTCAAGAAGAACCAGTCATGACGCTTAATGATTTATTGGATAAGATTAAAGAGAAAGGTATAGATAGTTTGTCGGCAAACCAATTAAAACAATTAGAAATTTACTCAAAACAAATAATATGATGGAAAAAAACCAAGTTATACCAATTAATCAAGACGAAGTACAAATCTACCTTAAAGAACTTAGACGTATTAAGGTAATGACTCCTGAGAGAGAAAGGGAATTATCTGCGAAGATGCAAAGTCCTGAAACATCGGATAGTGAAAAGGCGGGTATATGTAAAGAATTGTTAGAAGGTAACCTACGATTTGTTATTACAGTCGCTAAACAATATCAAGGGCAGGGTGTTGATTTCAGTGACTTAGTTGCTGAAGGTAATATCGGACTTATGAAAGCAATTCAAAGTTTTGATTGGACAAAGAACCTTCGTTTTATATCATATGCGGTATGGTGGATTAGACAATCTATCCTACAATCTTTGAACGAACACTCAAGAACAATTCGTATTCCTGTAAATGTCATCCAAGACTTATACAAAGAGAAAAAACGTACAGATAAGACAGGTGAAAGAATTGATGACCGATTTGCTAACCTACCATCAACGATTAACCTACAAACTCAGATTAATGAGGATGGTGATACATTGATTGATTTGATTGTGAATAAGGATAGTGATATGCCTGATGAAGTATTCAATAATGACCAACAACTTAAAGACGGGTTATTCAACATCATGAATATTTTAGATGAACGAGAAAGACAGATTATTGAAGATTACTATGGTATTTCAGGTACCCCAAGAACACTTGAAGATATCGGTTCAGATTTCAGTTTAACTAAAGAAAGAGTTAGACAAATCAAAGAAAAAGCTCTTCGTAAGTTACGTAATGAGAGTGTTACCTTGTTCGATTATATGTAATCAACTATTTATTGTTATAAATTTAATTTTAAATTATATAAAAACATTATGGAAAAATTACAGAAATACTTTATTCCCGCGATTTTAGTAATCGTATTACTATCCTTTTTTAAAGGATGTGGAACATCAACACAAGTTAAGACAACCGAAAAACAAGTTGAGTTGTTAACAAAGAAAGTTGACTCTTTAAGTACTATCGTAGTATCTCAAGATAAACTAGTTAACATTATCAAAGAAACTCCAAGTTGGAAAACTTTGGAAATTGAAGAATTGTCGGATAAGAATCATATGCCCATAAACCATTACAAGAATGAGTTGGGTCAATGAAAAATTGGTTTAGTAGAAATTTAACAAACATAATTTCTTTAGCTTTTGTTATTCCAATATTACTCGTAGCGTTTGTGTCTATATCACACGTTACGAGTTTTTATGGTTTATCTAATCCTTTTACTTGGGCTATATACCTTTCGGTGGGTATTGAAATTGCGGCATTATCGGCCTTGGCAGCGGTGTCAGTTAACATGGGTAGGTTTGTTTATTTCCCGTTTATCATCGTAACATTTATTCAAATGTTGGGGAACATATTCTTTTCATTTACATATATTGATGAAACATCACAAACATTCCAAGATTGGATTTCAATGGTTGGAGGTTTGTTTGAGAATATGGGAATTGAAAAAACTGATTTGAATAGTCATAAGACAGTTTTAGCTTTTTTAACTGGTGGATTACTACCAATCATCTCTCTTACATTTGCTCACATGTTGGTTAAATTTACTGAAAAGAATAAAGAAGTGGTTGAGGATATTAAAACTGAATTGACCGAGGAAGATGTTCAAAAGATATTTGAAGAACAAATTAAAGAGAAAGAGAAAGAAAAATGGACACCTACTAGTGAAGAATTGGATAAGTTAGAGGAAATAATAAAAAATAACTATCCTGTTGAACAAAAACCTAAAAGTAACCCATACCAACCATCAGAAGAAGATTTACGTAAAATTGAAGAAGTTTTAAATGCTTATACTGAAATTGTTAATGAAAATATTAATAATAATCAAATAATAACTAAAGATGTTGTAGAAGAACCTATCGAAGAAATTAAACCTATTACTGAAGAAAGTCAGTATGATAATACTGTCTACATGGGATTACTTGATAAAGAAATTGATATACAACCTGAAGAGGTTGAAAAAAAAAATAATGAACTTTCCGAACAGGGTGAAGTTTACAAGGTTTTAAACTATACAAAGAGGGATGCTTAATATTAAAAAATATGGAAAGTTTCCTAAGTTTGAAAAAAATAAGAAAAAAAGACAAATAGTTCTTTGTCATAGTTTTCGTCCCGCTGAAAATTTTCTTAATTCATTAAAATATCGTAAGAATGGTTCTTATGATAAGATACCGAACTACTTTATAACAAAAGAAGGGAATATTTTAAACTTAATTTCAGATGATAGTTATACTAACTATTTTGATGACCAAGAGGTAAATCGAAATTCAATCGTAATTTGTTTAGAAAATCTTGGATGGTTACAAAAAACACCATTAGGTTTATCGTATTCTAATTGGATTGGGGATATTTATAGTAAATCTATTTTTCAAAAAAAATGGAAGGATAAGTTATATTGGGAACCATATAGTGAAGAACAATTAAATTCACTTGTAGAGCTCTCAAAAAAATTACTTGTAAAATTTTCAATAGACAATAAGTTTATTGGACATAATACAAAAGTTGATGGTGTTAAATTATTCAACGGTATTGTATGTAGAAGTAATTATAATAGTAGATATACCGATATAAGTCCGGCATTTGATTATGAAAAATTTAAAAACTTAATAGAAAATGATGAGAGATAACCAAGACATTAAAGACCAAATTAAAAAAATGAGAGATTTGGTTAACAACAATAATTCTGTTGTTAAGGAACATATCCAAGAGATAAAGAAAACTTATTTGTTTGAACAATCTGAAAAACCTGAAGTTGATACAATTGCAACAAAGTATAATGTACCTGCGGCTGTTGAAGATGAAATTCAAGACGATGAAGAAAAGAAAAATGAAATCGAACAAGGTTACAGAATTTCAGGAGGTATTTTAACTATACACGGAAAAGATAGAAAAGATGTTGAATTAACAACGGATGATAAGAAAGCTTTCCAAGAAACAATGGATGAGTTTGTTGCCGAAGTTTCAGATTTGGTTAATTTTAATCAATTAAACGTTTATCAAAATAATGTTGATTGGAGTGGTAAAATTGTTGATTTTGATATTGAATTCTATTTCACTATTGGTGAGAATAACGGATTATATATTAGTGGTGATATGGTGAAAGTTGATGAAAACTTTACTGAAGCAATTAATAAGTTACAAACCTATTATGAAAAGTTTAAGTCTAAATGGGCTAAAATAATCGCTAGTAGAAAGAAAACAAAACCTGAGACAAATGAGCAATAAGAATAATATAATTGGAATTTTATTTTTAATTATTATTGGTTTGTTTGTCTATAATATTATTACGACAAACCAAATTAAAACTGATGTTGAAAAGTATCAAAACTCAATTGATAGTATTCAAACAAAAATTGATTCAGTTTCAATTCTAAACAAAGAATTGGATAATAAATTGGTAGAACTTGATGTTAATATATCTGAAATAACTCAAGAAATTCAATTAGTTGATAACAACATAAACGTAATTAAAAAGAAAACAAATGAAAAAGTTGCTTCTGTTGATAATCTCGGTAATGATGAGCTTCAACATTTTTTCACAGACAAATACGGTAAGTAAAGATACTACAAAGGTTGTTATCAGTTCTGAAGTTGCAAGAAAGATTGCCAAAGATTTAATTAAGTTAGATGGTTGTGTTGAAGAAAACCAACAATTATATTCTAAAATTTCCTTATTAGAAAAGAGAGAAGGGGATAAAGATAAGAAGATTGAGATTTTAGAAGAGAAAGATAAAAACAATCAAATAATCATTGGGGAGAAAGATAAACAAATTGGTTTGTATGTTAATATGACTGATGATTTAAAAGATGAGATTAAAACCAATAACGATAAAACTAAATGGTGGAAAGTCGGAACCTTCACAGGTGGAGGATTAACACTATTATTATTAATACTTGCATTTTAAAATGGCTTTCAATCAATCTGAAAAAAACGAAATAGAAAAAATTGTTAAATCTGAAATCAAAAGTTTTTTAGATTCACAAACTGTTAAACAATTTGAAAACAAAATGTTAGAGTTAATTTCCAAAGAAATTGAAAGAGGTAAGTTAGAAAAAAATGTTAGAGATTTAATCGCAAAATCCATGAAAGATTTCTATGAATATCTTTGGATGAATAGAAGTGTTTGGGAATCAAAAATTAAAAAATAATAGAGATGGAAAACTTGAAACAAAATTTAATGAAGGCGATTAAGTCAAATTATACAACAAAAGATTCAGATTCAATTCGTGATTTTAACAAATTCTCAGAAGAACTGAGTGAGAAAAAAGAAGAGAATACTGAAGCGACTGGTGCTGGTAGTGCTGGTAGTTTTTCGGCACCGTTATTTGGTAGTAAAATGGAAGAAGAAAATTCTGATGACATTAAAAAAGTTGAAGCGACTGAGGCGACAGGGGCGTCTTCTGCGGGACAATATTCAGGGCCATCATTTTTAGCTAAATCCCAAAGTAAGAAAGATTGGAGAGGAGCTTCAAAACCTTTATATAAAGGTGGTAAGTTTGTTAAAGTAAAAAAGAAATGTTTAAAATACCCATATTGTAATCAAGGAGATATTAACGCTTTAAAATTAACTGAATTAGATATTTTTGAAAGTTTACTTGAAAAATTATCAAAGGAATACCAAATTGACAAAAATATTTTAAGTAAAATAATTAAAGAAGATATTTTAAAAAACTCAATTAATTAAGTATTTATATATAAAACATAAATGTCAAAATTTGATGAAATAATAAAAAGTTTAGTTAATGAAAGTTTAACTGAAAGGGCTAACGAAATTACTGACACTATCAACAAAAAAATTGAATCAAATGAAGATGTTGATAAGTACGATTTAGAAGTTGGTAATGACTATGTTTTTGATGATGACGAAGAAGATTATACGTTTATGAGAAGAGGTAAACATTCGTCACATGGGCCGTTTCATTTTAAAAGAAATAAAAAAGGTGGCGAAGTCGCCTTTGGTGAAAAACAAATATCAAACATGAAAAAAAGAATTAAAGAAGACCAAGACACTGATTTAGCATTAGCGTTAGATTCTAAAGATGCAAGAAGTGAAACAACTGAAAGACTACATGGTGGTCAAAAAAAATTAGATGTTGCAGAACCTAAAGGTAAACTCACTAAAGCGGATTTTTTAAAATTACAAAAAATGGAAGAAGAAGTGGAAGAAGGAAATGCTTTTACTGGGGCTTTAGCAAAGGCGAAAAAAGAAGGTAAAAAATCTTTTGAAGTTGATGGTAAAGAATATGAAGTGACTGAAGATTTAGGTGGTATGGGTTTAGGTATGGGACACGATGACTTTGAAGATATTAATCTATCTGATGATGAAAACCCAAGAGTACAATCGTTGAAGAAAAAGTACATGAGAAATTATCCTGAAGAAGTTGACCAAGAAGTTGATTTTGTTTCGGGTGACGATAAAGATTCAATTAATTATAGAATTAAAATGGGTGATGGTGATTTTCTTGATTTAAAGGAATCTGAATTAATTGAAATGATTGAAGAATTAGTTCTTGAAGAAAAAACTAAGGATAATCTTAAGAAGACGGGTAAATCTGCTGGAATGGTTCAATATGACAGAGTTTCTAAAAAAGAAAAAAATGAAAACTCTAAAGCAAATAAAGATTCATTCAAAAAAATGGCAGAGTACGTTAAGGATGGTTCTAAAGGTAAGTTTGAATCTAATCCTGTAATGTTTCCAAAAGGTAATGGTGAAATTTCTAAAATGAGTAAAAAGGCGTATATTCCATCAGAATATGTTGATGAATATGTAGATGCTTTTGCTTATCCTGGACAGACAAATCTTGTATTCGATGAAATCAAACCAAATGATGAGTGGATTGAAATGAATCTAAAAGGTAGTTCTAAAACTGGAAACGCTCAAGTTGATGCCGACGGTAACCCACTTGGTAATGTTGTACCAACAGAGACAGGTGATAAATTTTATAAGAACTATGAAGAAAATTTATATGGTGCTGAACAATTAGAAGCGTCATATAAGAGACAATCACAACCTGTTGATGTTGCTGGTGAAACGACTCAAAAGGGTTCTATTAAGAAAAAAGGTTCAAAAACTTCTTCAGTTAATAAGGCTGAAAAAATATTGAATAATCTTGGAGAATCAAAAGAAAGTGAAACAAGTAAATTGTTGAATGAAGAAATGGAAAACATGAAAAAGTTAATTGGTTATCAGTATAAAAAATAATTAGTTACTTTAAAATATTTTAAATTATAATTCTCCATATAACTATGGAGAATTTTTTTTCTTATATATCTAAGCCAGTTACTGACGAAGAGCTACAATTTTGGATTGATAGTAATGATATCTGTCATCAAAAATTAGAGTTGTTTGAAGACTTTGTTAAATCTTTGGTTTCCTTGGTATATAAAACCTATTTAGGTGACCCAGAAGGTCAAGAAACTAATATAAACATAACAGATGAGGATAATATCAAACACTTTGAATGGTGTTGGGGTAAAACAATTGAAAATTTTAATAAAGAGGGTATCTTTTTTGGTGAAAAGGGTGACCATAAAGATTTTATGAAAAGTTTTTTAGAAGAAACTTTTTATAGACAAAAGATTAAAGAAGTTAAAATGTCTTTGAATAAGTTTTTTGATGAGGTTTTTAATCTTGATAAATCACCAACAAAGTCAGATTTAGATTTACTAACATCAATTTACAAATCATTAGATAAATCTTTAAAATTAAGTTTACAATAGATAAATAATCCTTACTCTTGATAGTGTAATAAACAAATTTTATATTTAAGAAAATGGAAACAGTAGACAAAATCAAAGAATTGACTGAATCTCTTTCTGTTGATGCTGGTAAGTTCTATAATGGCAACAAAAGTGCTGGTACTAGAGCAAGAAAAACTGCTCAAGAATTGAAAGCGTTACTTCAACAGTTCAGAGGTGAAATTTTACAAGGAAGAAAACAAAATGATTAATTTAGAAAATTTATTTTTATTTATTTTTGTATTTAGCATTTTAAATGTTTTGAAAATTTCAACAGTGTTTATAACTTCCCTATTACAAACACCACCTAAAAAAATGGTGTTAGGTAATGGGGAAGCTTTTTTATTCCATTTTACATTAACTTATTTTATTACATATATAATACTTTCAGTATGAGTTTTTACAAAGAAATTAGTCCAATATTTGACTACCTACACCAAGTTAGAAAACTTGAAAACTATATTGTTTTCGATGTGTTATTTTCTAAAACATGGAAAATACCTAAAAAATATATAGTTGAAGATAAATTTTTGAATAATGGAACTTTAGAAGATAAATTATATTTATCATTTGTTTCTGATTTTGATGAGAATAATCTTAACTTAATTCAGAATAATATATTAGGTATTGTTAGATACAATTTAGAAAGAGAGGCTAAGGAAAAACTATTTGAAGATAGAGTTTCTGAACTTAAAAATATATTTGATAAAGAAAATTTAGAAAATCTTAAGAAATTAAAATTTGAATTAACACAAAATGTTTTAGTTGACAATGGACCAAAACAAGGAAATACAGAAACAGCTGGAATCTCTGAACTCATTGAGGAATAAACTCAATGAAGATTTAAAAAGAGAAAAAGAAAACACGGCAAACTTCTTCAAAGAGTTAAAAAAAGACGATTTGTTTGAAAAACCAAAAAAAATAACATTATGGCAAAGGATAAAGAAGGTACTGAACTTTTAAGTAAATTAGCAATAATTGCGGATGCATCACAAAACCTTTTTAATGGTAAGGCGAGTGTTATATTTGAATTAAAAGAACAAGAGTATTATCATGTAGTTGCAAATGTTGATGGTAACTATGATAGTGAGACGTTTAAAATTGACATCTCAGGAACTGATTTTATTTTTATCTTGGATAAGTAGTGTAACTTGTATATAAAAATTTCTTATTAAACCCCCTTTCAATAAGTAAATTATAGAGATATTTTCTTTGAACAGTTGAGATATCTTTAACTATTATCATATTACCTTTATCTCTAAGTGTTGTGAATATTTCCAATAATCTATCACAATCTTCAGAATTTTTTAAAGAGAATAATTTATAATCATCATCATTTTGAAGTATAAATTTATTCTTAAGTTGAGAGACCATATATATTTTATCTTTTTTAATGTATTGTTTAAAAAAGTCGTCAATTGAAATACGGGTATCATTTTTTACATCATATATTGATTCTTCAACTTTATACGTTTTAATAATTTGGATATAATTTGTATCATCAATTTTAGGGGATATTGTGATATTCCTACCAAATTCATCTAAATAATGAATGTTACCATCAATAAATTTATTGGTGATAAGTGCAATGTGAAAACGACATTCTTTACCTGATTCAAATTTCTTATCAAAAATTATTTCATTTGACTTTTTAATTAAATTTTCGTAATAATCTTTTGCAAGTTTTTCTCTCACAAAGGATTTGAGTTTTTTCTTTTTTTTATTATTCTTAAAGATGTATATATGAAATTTATCGTTCATAGAATATAAATTAATAAACTTTTCAAAAATAAAAACAGTTGGAAAATTTTTACGATATTTTAGGTGTTACAGAAACGGCATCACAGGATGAAATTAAAAAGGCTTATAGAAAAAAAGCCGTTGAATCACACCCTGATAAAGGTGGAGATGAAGAAATATTTAAAAAAATATCTGAAGCCTATGATACCTTAGGTGATGAACAAAAAAGAAAAGATTATGATATGAGAAGAAGTAATCCTTTTGGTGATATGGGAGGTGACCCATTTTCATCGTTTGGGGACTT